ATATACTTTTTGTATTGAATCATGAAGATTAGAAACCTTTATGTTTAAACTTTTTATAGTTCTAAAACTACCACAGTAACTTAAGCCCATATTTTTATCATAAAGTAAAATTTTGGATTTTTTATCAGATAAATTATTGATAAAATTTGCTACATCAGTTAACGTATGTTTTTTTTCATAACAACAGTCTATAACTTTAGGCAAATTTGATTTAGATAAATAAAATTCAATAACTTTAGCAAGATCATCAATATGAAAAAAATCCATGTATTTATTTTGATGTATCTCTATATCGTCGCCAGACAAGTATTTAAGAATATTTCCACGAATCATTCTGGTGGTTAACTCATTTTCATTGAAAACATTATAAATTCTCAAGTTGTAAAATTTACTATGATAGAAGAAAGATTTCGCAATCATACTTTTACTTAATCCATAAGGATCAGTGGGAAATCTTTGAAATAAATCATCACCATTTATATTTTGTGTTCTATCAAGTTCAGCTCCTGAACCAAAATGAATAATCTTTTTAAATTTATTTTCATTTTTAAGGAGATTATTTACCATTAAACAATTTTCATATACCCAGTTGCTATCATCTTGTTGTAATCTATTACCGCCTGAAGTTGCACAGTTGATAACTAAATCAAAATTTTTGTCATTGAAGAAATTTTCTAAATTTGCTAAATTCATAAGGTCCAAATTATCTCTTGTACCCAAAAATAAATTGTAGTCACCTAGACATTTTGCTAAATTTCTGCCAACAAAACCATTACTTCCAGTTATCAATATATTCATTTTAATTAGTTAAGCTTTTCTTTCCAAAAACTTACAAAATCATGCACTGTTTTCAAAGAATCATTTTGAATTGACTCCAAGTGCGGTTTGACCAAAGGCAATGTTTCTATAGCTCTTTCTGTGTCTTCACCACCATATGAAACACCATATTTGTTGATAGAGTATGCATTTAGCCAGTCTTCTTTTGACAAATTGTAATCTGGTACTACAATAGAAAAACATCCACATAATGCTGCTCTTACTGAACAAAAACTAGATGCATCATAACTTAAAAATATATTTGATTGATTCATTGCCCATTTAAGAATATTTTCATCATTGTATTCTTTTTCAATATCATCGTAAACAAAAATATTTTTTAATTTAGAATGCCAATTTGATGAAACTTTATGAGCACCTTTTCTAACCAAAACTGTATTGTAATTTCTAATGTCTTTATTTTCATTAGTCCAGAAATCTAATGCAAAATCATTAATCCTCAATATTCCATCGCATTTATTGAACTCTGAGCCATAGTATGGATAATATTTGAAGATATAATCATTCTTATTGGGATAAGAAATTGTTTGATGAAAAAGCAACCATCTAACTACATGTTTAGCATTCAAAGGATTATCAGTGATACATTCTGGATATATTACAACAGTATTTTCAGAATCGAAACCTTCTTCTTCATTGTAATGCGGAGTGATATAGTTGGGGTTTGTTTTATTTTCAGATACAATGCAGGCATCTTCCCCTATACGATTTAAGTAGTCACAGAGCTTATGCATAACACGTACTCCGCCCACATGTTTTTGCCATTTCCATGTCCAAATAATAAATTTCATTTTATTCCTACTTTTTTAAGTTTATATACGCTGGAACATTTCTGTCTAAAATGTTTTCTATAGCAATTTCAAGATGCTTGTTGTCAGATGGCTTAAAGCATTTAATGTTTTTAAAATTTTCCATAAATAAAAAATCATCATTTGCCCAATGAGAAAATCCTAAATATCCATAATCTTGATCTCTTCCGCCACCAATTATGACTACAGGAGTTTTTTCATGATCTATGTAATTTCTTATTACTTCAAAAGGTCTAAAAATAGCAAAAGGTGTTATAGAATAGACAAATGGTTTTTTATTTTCAAGAGCCATACCACATGCAGCTCCCATCATCAATATTTCTGATGATCCAAAATTATAAAATTGATCTGGGAAGTGTAGTCTTATATCGTCAAAAATTCCATAACCAAGATCTCCAGTGCAAAGAACTATATTTGGATCTTCTTTCATTTTATTAAATAATAAATTCGCAAAATATTTTCTCATTTTTCTACACTATTGTAATCTTTTTCTGTCATTATATGATAATGAGCATTCAATCCCTTTAGAAATGGGTATTGTTCTACAGATGTATATTCAATGTTTATATTTGGCAAGAAACACTTCAATCTGCTAACTAAATAATCTACATCTACTTCATCATATGCAGCATAACCATTAACATTTACGTACACATGAATATTAGAAATTTTTAATTCATAAATTGTTTTAAGTGATTCCCAAATACTACCTTCTGCACATTCTCCATCGCTAATTAGAACATATACATCTCTATTTTTATTAGCTAATGCTCTACCAACTGCAACTGTTATACCAAGCCCAAGACTACCAGTAGAACAATAAATTTCATTTTGTTCATCTAGATGTGGATGCCCACCATTTTCTTCAAACAAAAATTCAGCATCAATATTTTTGTATTTTTCTATACAGACATAAAGTGCCAAAGAAGCATGTCCTGATGAAAGAATAAAAATATCATCAGGTTTCATAATAGAATAAATTTTGTCAATGATTTCTAAACTTGAAAGATAACTTCCAAGATGACTCAATCTATTCTTGTATGCTATTTCTAAAATTCTAAGTTTTAACTTTTCTGAATCTTGAATCAAATTATTTTTTCTTCCCAAAATTTAACAAATTTATGCACTGTATCTAAAGCATTTTCTTCTAATTGTTTCAAATGTGGTTTGACCAAATGTCGTGTATCAATTGCATGTTGAATATCTTCATACCCATACGCCACACCGTACTTGAGAAATTTACGATCATTTATCCATTTTTCTTTAGAAACACCCCCGTCTGGAATAACTACAGATACACATCCACATAATGCAGCTTGAGCTGCTATAAAAGAACATGAATCAAAACAAATAAAATTTTCAGATTTATTCATCAAATTTTTAATTATTGTTTCATTTTGCTCTTCTTCTATCTCATCATATACTAATATATTTCTTAATCCATCATGATATGAAGGGTGATATTTTCTGTGTCCTTTTCTCACCGCTACCATATTATAAGATCTATCTTGATTTTCATTTGTCCAAAAGTCAAGATTAAAATCATGAATTGTCAAAATACCATCACATTTATCGCCTTTTGTTAAATAAGATTCAAAATATTTAAATATGTAATCATCTTCGCCATAATTTGCAGTGATGTCTTGATTAAAAAGAATCCATCTAACTACATGTTTAGCATCCAATAGATTTTTATCTATACATTCAGGATATATTACTACAGTGTTGTCCTTATCAAAACTTAATTCCGGGTCATGATACGGAGTATTTAAATTTGGATTTGTTTTCTTCGTTGTAATATAAGCTTCTTGACCAATTTCATTTAAGTAATGACAAAGATTATGCAAAACTCTTACACCACCAACATGCTTACTCCAACCCCATGTCCAAATAATAAATTTCATTTATTTTTCCTTAGCAAAGTCTGCAAATTCAACCAGAATAGTATTTACACCATCTTCTCTTAATAAAGCTTTTTCGTATGCTGGTAAAATTTGCTCAGGCTTATATAACTCAATAACTTCAATATTTTTAGTCATTGATCTGAATGCATCAGAAAAATTACCTTTGTGTTGAGATTGTGGATCAACAGGTCTTTCACTTCCCACAGCAACTCTTATTATGACTTTTGGAGATAATTTTCCATCTGACATTTCAATAAATTTATCCAAATGATTTACTATTTGATCTACTCCCATTAGAAGAAAATTCCATCTTGGAAAAATAGAAACTGGTATCATTCCAGCTATAGCCATTCCATTAGCTAAACCAGATTGGAAATATTCAGCAACAGGCAACTCTATTCTTTTTTCTTCAGGAATGTGCTTTAAGGAATCATACAACCCTGTTCCTTCATACAATACTGCTTGCCCTAAAAAAACAGTTTTTGGATTGTCTGATAATAAGCTCATTGCTTTCTGCAATTCTTCAAAATATGACATTAAAATTGCACTCTCATACCTGCTCCAGCATGTGGGTATTTTGTATTATTGTATTGATAATAAATAAGATTTTTTTGTCTTAAAATTCCACCATTGTATTCACTTTGAAGATAATAGGGAGTTGATCTTCCCCAAATCTTATCAGTTGGAGAACAGACTGATTTTTTGTTATCTTCTACTATAAAAGTTATTGGTAAGTTATGATTCAAACTGTATTTGTATGCTTCGTGAAAAGCTCCAGTTTCTGCTGTCATATCTCCCACCCAACACCAGACATGTTGTGCATTTCCAAGAAGTTTGTTTGCAAATGCTATTCCTGTTGCAATTGAAGGTATACCACCTACTATTGAACTGCAAATAAATTTATATTCTGGAAGAGTCAAAACCATAGATTTACCATTAATAATATTATCTTTTAAAATATCTGATGGTATACCCTTAAGTAATGCTTGATAATGATTTCTCCAAGTGCAACATACCCAATCATTTTCTTTATCTATTTTTTTAAATATTTCAATCATTAAATCTTCATTTCCGTAATACAAATGAATTGGTGACTTAATTTTTTTATTATTAAAAAGATCAGCTATTTCAGACTCAAATTCAATTAATTCGTCTTTTACCATATAAATTTACCTTTGTAATATTTAGCTATTTCTGCTATTTCATTTTCAAAAATAGCTTCTTCTTTCCAACCTAAAGACCTCAATTTCGAATCGTCTAATGAATATCTAAAATCTTGACCTGGTCTTTGGTAACTAAAGTCATAAAAATGATCTTTGTTTTGTGTATTGGGAAAATAAATATCTACAATTTTGTTACACACTTCAATATTTGTAAGCTCAAATTGACTTGAGACATTGAATATTTCATTTTTTGAGTCTGATTTAATAATTTTAATTACAGCATTCGCTGTGTCTTTTGCATGTAACCATGTTCTATGAGATAATCCCTTATTGTGCAAAGGCAATTTTTTTCCAAGCTGTAAAAATTTACAACATTTTGGAATTAGTTTCTCAACATATTGACCCAAACCATAGTTGTTTGTTGGTCTAAGAATGACATAAGGAATATTGTATGTTCTAGCCCATGCAAGAATTAACATATCAGCACTAGCTTTTGTAGCTGAATATGGATTAGAAGGCATTAATAAATGATCTTCTGAATGTGATCCACTTTCAATATCACCATAAACTTCATCTGTGCTGAAATGAAAGAATGTAGGTAGTTTATTAGTATCAATATTTGATCTTCTGATTAGATTTAAGATATTAGATACTCCTAGAATGTTTGTTGATAAAAACTCATCATTTCTTGCAATTGAATTTCCAACATGTGTTTCAGCAGCAGTGTTAATAAAATAATCACAATCAAACATCCTATCAAGATCACAAATATCTGTTTTTTCAAATCTAAAATTTTCATATAAATTGAATTTTTCTAAATTTGAAATATTTGCTGCATATGTGCATTTATCTAATCCAAATACATACCATCCATTGTCTAAACAGGCTTGAGTTACATATGCACCAATAAAACCTAAACATCCTGTGACATAAACAACTTTTTTACTCATGGTAATTCCTCATAAAACTATCAACCATTTCTTTGATATAAGATATCTGTTCTTCAGTAATTACTGGAGAAGTACCTAAAAAGAATGTGTTGGTGGTAATAAAATTAGCCATTGGGAAATCTTTTAATTGAAGATCCCCAATTAAATGAGAATACGCAGGCTGCACCAAGATATTCCCAGCAAAATATGGTCTTGTTTGTATTTTTTTTGACTCTAAGTATTGACACATATCACTTCGCTTAAATGGAGAGTTTTCTCTAATAGTCAATGGAAATGCAAACCAATTTACATCTGCTTTTAATTGTGGTCTAGGTAAATGAAAATATTCTTCGTATGGACTAAATATATCAAATAAAAGTTGATAGTTTCTTTTTCGTAATCTTGAAATTTCATCAAATTTATCAAGTTGAGCCAAGAGCATAGATGCCTGTACTTCAATAGGCTTAAGATTATAGCCTACTTCTTCATATACATATTTGTGGTCAAAAACTTCACCAGGTATACTCGGTAGCCATTCTGAAAATCTAGTACCACATGCTCCGCATTCAGTAATGTTTTGTTTACCAATACAAAAACATCCTCGACCCCAATCTCTAATTGAACGAATCACTTTTTCCACTTGCTCGTTGTTACAAGTTATTAATCCGCCTTCTCCACAAGTAATATGATGAGCAGGATAAAAAGAGCAAGAAGACATAAGACCGAAACTACCCAAAGGGTTACCGTCGAATGTGGACCCCAATGCATCACAGCAATCCTCTAATAAAATTAAATCATGTTCTCTGACTAGACTCATCAATTTATCTATGTCTGGCGGATTACCAAGCACATGTGCAAAAGTGATTATTTGTATGTCAGGATCTTTTTCTAAAGCTTCTTGCACAGATTTTAAATCTAAATTTAGACCGTCAATCTCGATGTCAACAAAAACAGGAGTAAATCCACATTGAAAAATTGGATTTATAGTGGTTGGAAATCCAGCAATTGGAGTTAATACTTTTGTACCAGCTGGAAAATTTGTAAGTCTTTTTGACTTGAGTGCAGACATCATAAGAAGATTGCTGCTACTACCAGAATTAGTTAAGAGAGCATATTTTTTTTGAAACATGCTGGCTAGTTTTTTCTCAGCTTTGTGTGCTTCTGCTCCTAAAACTAGCCAGCCATCAAGCAAAGTAGATATAGATCTTAAAATTTCATCTTGATTGAAAAAAGGACCAGCATAATGGACATGATCCTTACCTGGTCGCCATTTTTTAGCTGGCTCTGAAATTATATAATCTTCTATTACTTTTAATAAATCTTGCTTTTCCATTAAATGCATTATACATTCAATGCATTTTATCTGTCAATAAGATCAGAAAGATCCTCAGACAATAATAGATTTTTCTTATAAATTTCCATCTGTTCATCATATTTGATGAAGTGCTGTTTTCCAAAACCATGAGCAATATCTGATCTAGAAACTTTTGAGGCTATTTGTAGCTTGCGCTTAATTAGTTCATGTGTCATTGGGGAAAATCCATACCATAAGATATCAAATTCTTCATTATCGTGATTATGAAGATGCCTTCCTTGAGCAAAAGGTGCAAAATAATTACTAAATCCTCTACACCATCGATAACATTTATCCCAAACACCTTCCTCATATCTAATTCCAAATCGTTTAATGTCAGTAAGTTGATCATCGTGCGAAAGTTTTTGGTCTAAATCTTGAACATCATCTACCATAATATTGGATCTCAAACTTAACATAGTTTTTGGACCATAGTTGTCAAGTTTGGTAAAATCACCAACTATAAACTCTGTTGTGTTTAAAGTTATGCGCCAACCTTCTTCAATCAACATGTATGAAATTTTATTATTCTCTTGTTCCAGCATTATAGAATCAAATTCTCTTAATCCAGTTTTGACAATTGTCCAATTTGGAGCATAATGTCTAATTATATCTATAGAATTGTCTGTTGAATTATGATCTATTAAAATTCCATGATCAAAATATTTTTGATGATGCTTAATCCACCAAGGCAATAAATATTCTTCATTGTAAAAATGGGTCATTACTGTTTTCATTTTTCTACCTTATATTCTGGAAAATATTTAACAAATACATCATTACTAATGTCTCTAGATTTGCAAATTCTTTCCCTTATTTCATCATAAAAATTCCAAGCCAGTGGGACAAAACATATCTTTTCAATATTATTTTGAAGAAGTGCAATAGAGCAGATTTCAATGTCTTGTCCAGGAGTAAGATATCCCCATTTCATTTCATTATCATCAATAATATAATCTAACTTATATTCTATATAATTAAGTAAAGTATTACCCTTAGCAGCTGCCCCATAACCAACTAATAAATATCCAGCATCACGAAACTCTTGTAAGCCTTGCAATAATTTGGATTTTGTTTCCGAAGCTTTGTTTGCAAATGAAAAATATTTTTCAACTGTGTAAGTATTGTTATATGACTCAATACCCATCAATTCATCAAGTTCTTTTTCATCACAAGATTCATTTTGTAAAGAAAATAAGAAAGATTTGCTGTGTATGTCAGTTTTGACAATACTAGATACATACATCTCATGGTTTCTGGCTAATTTCTTTATTGAACTACCAGTAAAATAAGATGAGTGCTCATGATAAATAACATCAAATTCATTATTCAAAAACATATCGCATTGAGACGTTTGAATAAATATTTTACCGCCTGGTGCTAAAACATTTTTACATGCCCTGATAAATTCATTAGGATCTGGAACATGAGGTAAAACATGGAAAGCTAATATTAAATCAAATAGTTTTTCTTTTTGTTTTAACGTATTAGAAAATCTCATACCCCAAAAATCAACAAACACATTTAGATTTCTTTTTGCTGCTAGTTCATGAATATTTTTGGCAGGATCTACACCTACACACTCAAATCCATCTTTTTGAAAAATTTCAAGAAAAAGACCAGAATTACAGGCAATTTCTAAAACTCTGCCTGTCTTGAAACCAGATTCATTTACAATATAGTCTTTTGCCCATATGAAATAATCTGTTAATGTTTTCGTAGTATCGGAAATATACAAATAATGCTCAAACATTTCTGATGGCTCTACAGAAACAGATAACTGTGAATGCCAACAATTTAGGCATACTCTCATTCTCAACGGAAATTTCTTTAGCTGTTCCCCGTGATGGTAAGAATTAGCAAGCGGTTGATCATTGAGGTCAAGATATTCAATTTCTACTGGCTCTTGACAAACTAAACAATATTTATTCTCTGTATATCCTGACATTAAAAATTTTCTCTCTTTGCCCATTTATTATTTGTAGGGTTTACTAATAATGATTTCACAATATTTTCAATACCATCTTCAAACTTAAAATTAAATGTTTCAATAAATTTGTTAGATGATATTTTAAAATCATATGTAAAAGTTTTGCCTTTATCAACAAATTCGGAATCAGTGAGCTCCGCAACTTTTTTACCAATATTTGTAACATTTTCATTAAATGACGCTAAGTTGTATATGCCTCTTTTATCTTCGTCAGAACATACAATAGCTTCAACCCCACGACATAAATCATTTATAGACAATATAGGTCTGTATACTTGACCATTAAAAACATTTACTTGATTTGTTTTCATTGCAGAAAATGTCATAGAATTAATCATCAAATCAAGTCTTGTATTTGGAGACCATCCATTCACACTACCAAACCTTAATCCATAAAATTCAATATCACTCAATGCTGCAAAATGATCAATAGTAGTTTTAGTAAGTGTTAAACCATCAATTGGATTTAAAGCACTATTTTCAGTTTTCTCATCTTCACCTGATGCAACGTACACACAAGAGCTGGATGCATAAATAAACTTTTGTTTATTTAATTTCTTCATCAGATTCACAAATTTAATTACATTATTGTTAAATGTGTCATGCAAATCAGAGCATAGTTGTACTGATGAATTAGCAGCAGTAAGAACTACAACATCAAATGAATCAAGATATTTTTTTGAAAGCAAATCATAGTCTGTTTTGAAATTAGAAAGATTCTCAGTTTCATTGAAGTTTCCAAAATATTCAAGATCAACAGTATGAACATCAAAATTCAATTTCTTGAAATATAATCTTAGTGCTGAACCAATATAACCACATCCACCAATAAGTAGAATTTTTTTCATAATATTATATTATATCATAAAACTAAAAGAATTTTTAGTTTTCTTTTTAAGACAAAAATTCAGAGAATATGGTCTTAACGAATTTGTCCGATTGATCAAGTCATTATCAAAAAGATAACTTTGATTATTTCCCAGAAATGGATAACTTTGTATTTCAAAATATTCAGAAAATAATTCTTTCCATTGGTCTTTGCTATTTGTTGAATTATGATAGCCTTCCCATATTCTATCTATGTTGATATCTCCTAAATCTCTTGGATTACCCCAGATACTCTTAGAAATTCCACGATCAATATTTAAAGTAGATTTAGGACCATAGACTTGATTAGATGATATATCATAATAATATTGATTTTTACCATCAGGTGAATCAGGAAAACTTTCATCCGGTGGACCATTTTGTTTGTGTAAGTGAAAATGATTTTGACCAAATGGAACATTACCTATTAAAATTGATTCTAAGTGCATAATATTTACTAGTTTTTCAAATAAATTGCACAATGAATCTTTACTAAGATGTTCAAAAAATTCTGATGCATGAATTACATCAAATTTAATTGGCAAACCATCTTTTAATATTTCAAATGGATATCTCAAATCAACATTAAATAAACACTCTTGGTAATGGTCTCTCCAGCAATGTAAATTATTCTTGTATGCAAAATCACTACCTTCTAATCCAACTGCTGTATGCCCAAGATTATAAAAATCTGTGATAAATTGTCCACCAGCACACCCTAAATCCAATATGTTAATTTTATCTTTATTTATAAATTTTTCTATTTGATGAATTAATAAAGGATTAGTATTATTGTCAAAAAATATACCATCAGGAAAAATATGATCCGGTATATCTAGCGCTACTGGATTATCTGTTTTAATTTCAATCATTGATATTCCTCATAACCAATTGTACAATATATCTATGATTACAAGCAAAACTCCATATAGAATAAGTTTTTTTGGTGGCGGAAGTGACTTGGAATCTTATTATGAAAAAAATACTGGATATGTAATTTCTACATCAATAGACAAGTATATATATCTTAGTATTAATAAAAAATACGAAAAATCAATACGTGTAAATTATTCAAAAACTGAAAATGTTAATAATGTAAGTGAAATTAAACACGATATTGTTAGAGAAGTATTGAAATATTTTGAGTTAACAAGTTATTTGGATATTACTTGTGTGGGAGAACTTCCATCCAACGGTACTGGACTTGGTTCGTCAAGTGCATTTACTGTTGGTTTGATCAGTGCATTAAATAAATATTTAAGATTGAAACTATCTACTCATGAAATTGCTAATTTAGCATGCCATGTTGAAATAGAAATATTGGGAAAATGCATAGGTAAGCAAGATCAATATGCTTCAGCATTTGGTGGGTTTAATGAAATAATATTTGAAAAAGATGGAAATGTTCTTGTCAATCCATTGAATGTTTCAAAAGACTTAATTGCCCATTTACAAAACAATCTTTTGCTTCTTGACACAAAAAATCCAAGAAATGCAGAAGATATTTTAGTTAAACAATCTGATAACATTAAAAAAAGTTCAAATGTATCTGACAATCTTTCGAAAATGATTGATTTAGCAAAAAATTTCAAAGATATGTTGCAGAAAAATGATATAGACAATGTTGGTTATTTATTGCATGAATCATGGATCTTGAAAAAGAATCTTAGTGATTCTATAAGTAGTAATCATATTGATCAGATGTATGACTTTTGTATGAGCCTTGGAGCAGAAGGTGGAAAATTATTAGGAGCTGGTGGCGGTGGATTTCTATTAATTTATGCTAAGCCTGATATAAAAAAGAAAATTAAAAATTTCTTTTCAGATTACAATCCATCAGATATCAAAATAAATACAAATGGCACTATTGCTAAATATATATAGTTAAAAAAATAAGGGGAGAAAAATCTCCCCTTATTTTATATAGTGTCAGTAATTAGCTGACGGTGATTCTGGAAACTGCGTAATCGTTGATTAATGCAAATCCGAGTTCTTCGTAAACAACCCATCCAAGTCTGAGTCTCTTTGGATCGTCAGCTGGGAGGACAGTGATGTCTTGGCGAACTGGGAGAGCACCAACGAATTGTGCAGGTGCGAGAACGTATACAGAGTTCTTAGGAACCATTGTGGAAACGTGGATGTCTGCGGAATAAATATGTCCGTAGAGACCAGTCATAAGAACGTCTCTTTGAGTTGCCTCATCGAAGAATTCCTTACCCCAGTTTCTGATATCCTTGTATCTTTGTGGGTGAAGAACAACCTTAGCACCAATGAGTTCGTGCTCTTCGATGAGAGTCAACGCAAGGTTGATGTTCTCTGGTTGAAGAGTACCGGAAACAGTGATAGCTTGGTCAGTTGGAACACCAGCATTGACAACCTTGAAGACTTCTGTATCTTCTTGTCTTTGGAGGGAATCCTTTGCGCGAACCTGTGCTCTATCGACAATGTAAAATCTTCTTTGGCGAATTTCGTTAAGTCTGATTTGTGGATGTGCAGCAAGTTCAATTGTTGGGACAAGGAGCTCTTCAGCTTCAACTTCAGCAGAAGGAACAGCGCCTCTCTTAGGAATAACATAGGACTTTACAGCTACATCTCTCTCATATCTTGCAAGAGCGCCTTGTGGGAGCTCATCAACCATGAGAAGTTTTCTACCGATAGCTTGGTACATAAGGGAAGTCTTGATTGGCTCAACCATAGCTTGAGCTAATGCTGTGCGTCCCTCAGGAGTTTCGAGAGCCATCGCAATGATAGCTTCTCTCTGCTCGTTTGTATTTCTTTTGATCATTGACATTTTATTTTTCTCCTAATATCTTCCTAAAATTAGAGTGCACTTAACTGGGTGAAGTAAAGAAGACCAGTTGCGGAATCGTAACTGTCAACTCTACCTACAACGAAGCCGTGTGAGGAACCAGTACCGGAAAGAAGACCAGTCATACCAATCTTGGTAACTTTTCCAGATGAACCTACAGCAGCAGCAACAGTTAAGAGATCACCGATTGCAGGTGTCCATGCTGAACCAGCTGTATCATCAGCAGTAGCAGAAGTTGTTGCAAAACCAATAAATCTGTCAGTAATGAACTGACCACCTGGGGTGTTGAATGCAGCAACGCCTCTTCTAGGACCTTCAAAACCAGTTGAACCAGCTGTTGGGTTAGTAACAGTATTGACGTTCTCAGCTAAGAAGTCAGCAATTGCTCTCTTTGCAACGACATAGAATGCGTTGTTGTTAGCAACAAAGTTGCCAGATGAGTCGGTGTAAGATGCACCAACTGGATCAGCCAAGATCATGGTGTTACCAGATCTAGCTGTATCGTCAGCTGAGAAACCAACGAATCTACCTAATTGAAGGGAGTTGTTGTTGAAGTCAGATCTGTTTCTATAAGCTGGAACTACCTTGCCGTTAGCTTCAATCATTAAAGCGTCACCAGCAAAGATAACAGCACCAGCGAGTGTGTCATAGTTTGCAACAATTGCAGAATTTAATGCACGAATAGCCATTTTTTATTCTCCTAAATTTGTGTTTGAGGACTAATCCTCGATTTGTGGCATTGACCAAGTGCCTCTAAGGGCAGATTGGATGTCGAGAGCTGCATTATTGACATTGCTGCCACTAAATGCAGGGGTTGTAGAAATACCAAGTGTAGATGCTGTTCTGGTATTACTCATTCTCTCAGCAGCTGCAGCAGCAACTCTTTCAGAAGATGCTTGTGCAGATTTGAGTAGAAGTTTGGTTTGTCTGATCATAGCGTCAGCCTTAAGGTTGTCGTTTAACATTTGATCAGCATATGCATCAACTTCAGATGTTTCAATGATTCCAGCTAATGCTAGTTTACTTGAACATGAATAAGCTGCTTTAATTCTGGCTTTTTCAAGATCAGAAGAAGATGTCATCAACTTGACCTGATCACCAGGAGTTTGCTTGACTGTGACAGTTGCAGCATCCTTATCAGAATAGGTGCCCTTATTCATCATTTCAGAATAGTTGTCTTTTTCCATCTTTGCGCAGTTTGAACATTCAGTTTTTTCATCATGCATTTCAGCATCTGTCATTGATGTTTCATATCCACATGTTGTACACTTGACTGCATGTCTTTGTGCTTGAGCAACAGTGGTCTTATGTGGCATTGATGGCATTTGAGTAGGAACCTCAAAATACTTTGCATCAAGTCCTTCTGATGGATTCTCTAATGAATCCCAATCCACTGTATACTCTAAAGAGCCATCGCCTGAACCTTCGAACTTGCTAGGCTTAGTGATATCTGGGAATTGTAAAGAATCAGGGATGTTTGTAGGAACTTTTTGGTCAGCAAATGAAGGGTTCTGTTCCTTGAGAGAATTCCCATCACTTCCTTCTAATGTCATAGAAGGATATTCTACTTCACCTGGCATGTTTACCATGTCTTCGTTGTACTTGAATCCTGCTGACGCTGGATATTGCTCTTCCTCTGAAGCAATCTTCTTAAGAATAGCCTCTCTCTCAGCACGTCTAGCAGCTAATGCTTGTTTAGTCATTTTGTTCACTCCATTACTTGTGTGCATTTTAGGCTCGGAATCTAATTCCATTTCATCTTCATCAATGTCCATGTCGTCTTCTGAATCCATATCTGAATCCATATCGTCTGAATCAGTATCCATGTCAGAATCATCTTCCATGTCCTCATCATCAAGATCAACGTCCATGTCCATATCATCTTCTCCGCCTAGAAGATTGTCGAGCGCTTTCTGCACTGCTTTCTGTGCAACGTCAACCATATCAGCGGGAACTTCTATTTCAAACGTAGCCATCTCTTCAACATCGTCTACTTCGTCTTCGTCATCATTTAAATCGTCTTCTAAATCATCTTCATCATCTTCGATGTCTTCGTCCATGTCTTCCATGTCTTCGTCATCTTCAAATTGATGCATTTCAATTTCTTCATCTTCTGTTTCATCGTTTGCGAAGTCTGCAGTCTCTTCTGCCCCACCGTCAAGATTGATCATTTTATTGACATGCATTTCGTCCATGCCTGCTTCTCTGGCAACTGACGGTAAATATTTAGCTCTTATTGCATTAGCGACAATGGCAGCTTCATCTTTGTTTAAAGATGCAGTTTTTACCATGTCATTGACACATGAGTTAAAATCTTCCTTGTCAGTAACTTGAAGTTCAGCAAGACGAAGCGCAGCTAATCTTTGTTGGTGATCGGCATTCGTCATATTTTCTTTCATTTTCTGCTGCTTCCCTTAATTAAAATACAAAATCTTGTATTACAAGAAACTGTTATTTTTCTTCTATTTTTAAATAGTTTTTACCTGCAAAATAGAGGAAGAATGGCTTCTTCCTCTATTTGTACATATTTAGTCAATCCAAGTGATATTTACATCAAGTTTTGATGGATTCTTCTTGTTTTGGCTTACAACTGTTTTTGAGTAGTTTCCACAATCATAACAGAATGTATTATTTTTAACCTTATGTGCTTCTCTATTTCCACACTTAGGGCAAATCATACCAATTGGTAATCTTTTTTCGGTTGTTTTATCAAAATCTGGCATTGCTGTTCTAAGATAAACATCGGAATCAACTGTAGCAGCCAATCTGTACATAGCTTTGTATGATGCCATTGGCGCCATAGCACCAGGAGCTCCCATAGGTGGAGCAGGAGGAACTTCAGTTGGTGCAGTTGCAGCACCTAATCCCATGTCTTCTCCCATGCCTAAATCAGGTAACTCTTCTGCGCCTTTTCCATTGCTTCCCATTGAGACAAGTTCAATCGATTGAAGAACCTTGTATGTGGTACCACATGCTTGGCAATCTGCATTTGATTCAGAAATGTTTACATCATCAGAGCCACAAACTGGACAAACTGAACCCCAAGGCTTGATTGCACCAGGCTCAGAGATTTGATCATTAGGATCAGATGCATTCATCTCATCCCCACCAGTCATAGCACTGATACCTAAATCTCCACCTGGAACAGCAGATGCATCTGGTGCAGGTTGACCAAGATTAGGATCTACAGGACCTGCAGGAGGAGCTGCCGGTGTCATGCCCGGAACTTGTGCATATTTGAGAAGAATTTGATTTCTCTTAGCTTCTCTTGATGCTTTGGCAGATGCTGTCATAACAACAACTGGTTCTTCAGTAATCTCGCCAACTGACTCATGTCCAGCATCATGTTCGGACATCATGGAATCAGAACCATTTGAAACATCAAATGATTTTGTTGATCTTGTTGAAACAGTAGCAGTTACGTCACCATTAGCAGTGACAATCAAATCTGTGAATGAGAAAGTATTTGGATCTACTGTAAAACCATGCTCTTGAAGTACAGATATAGCCTTTTGCTTGAATGTTTCTTCAAATGCATCATCAGAAGGATTAACGCCCTCTAAATCATCTTTTGTGCATACAAATCTCAAGCATTCAGATTTATCTTGAGTTACTTGAATACCAGCAGTTCTTTCTGAGGATCTTTTGATTTGAATTGCCTTAGTTAGTAATTTCTCAGCCAAATCATAATCTTCAACAAGTCTCTTAGCAGCTACAACAATTGATTTTGTAGGAATGTCAAAGTTAGTTGAATAATCAGCGAGCCAACCAATAACATTGTTGTCAATATTGTCAGCAGATGCAGTTCTTACTCCCCAGAAATCTCTTCTTTCTCTGGATCTAAGTCTAGCATCGGTGGAAGATGCTGTTTTAGCTCTGGTGATAGCAGCAATCATTTGTTTTTCTGGCATTGATTGCATACTGTCGATAACTTCACTAGGTGTAGTTCCAGTTTCTTCACTTGCCATAGCGCCTGCAGAAATGACAGACTTTATTGCTTCTTTGGATGGTAACTTTTCATCTTTATCAACAGCTGATTGAAGAGCAGATTTTAATTCTTCTGTTTTAGAAGAAGGAGCTTCAACATCTAAGCCTTCAGAAGGTACGCTAACGTCCATCATTAATGAACCAATAATGTTCATAATGCCTTCTTTGGTAATTGCGCTATCTTCTGCTACTACTGCGATTGCATCCGCCAAGTCTTTAGCAGTGATAGTTGATGTTACTGCATCACCAAGTTGCTTGAGAATAGCAGCAACTGAATTATCAGGTTCTACATCTTTGCTGAAGAAGTCAGCATTATCAGCTTCATCTGCTCTCATTTCACTTCCTGCAGCAGAGGTGCCAATCATTTCAGGCAACATTGGTTCTTCTGCAAGCATTTGTGCAACTTTGATGATTTTGTCAGGAGTTTCCATTGCAGAAACAACAGATCTACCAAGTGCATTAATTGTTGCAGACATAATTTCATGAGCAGATGCAGAACCTTCAGTTCTACTTTCAGAAAGTCTCTTTTCAATTACTTCTGTAGGAACGCCTTTAGCAACTTCAGCAACTAATTCTGTAAGAGTTTTCATAACTTCAGAATCTTTTACTCTATGTGCATAAAGTCCAGCTTCACCTAGTAAAATTTCTTTTACATCTTCAGCGCCTTTACCAGTTTGTTTGGATTCAAGTAATTCTTCTCTTACTTTATTCATAACACCAGTATTTTTGCTTTTGACACCATCTTGAAGATTGTCGTAAGTTTCACCAGTTCTTACTTCTTCAAGTTGCTCTTGTCTTGATTCAAGTCTTTCTTTGACATCAAGCAATGCAGTTCTTACAAAACCAGAATATTGATTTAATAATTCTGCAGCAACTTTAGTACCTTGACCATTCTCCATCATGTTAAGTTGAGATTCAGTCAAAATAGGCTCCCAGCTATTTCTCTTGCCGTTGGTAAATCCTGTGATGGAACCATCTGTAGAGAGAACAACTTTATTTCCTGCAGCATCTTCGACTTTAAAATCGATAGTTACAGCAGCAGCAAGCTTTTTTCTTTGTTCTGATGCGATTTTTGCAAAATGATCCATTTCGTTTCTGCCCTCCGCCCCATTATTTTTTGGCGTGTTATTTTTGATATTTTTGTTTCGTTCATTAGCTACTCTAATGACTGATTCAATACTGCTTTGAACATCTCTTGAATATCCAATAGAATTCTTAAGTTCTAAAAGACTTTGTGAAAATGACAAAACTTTATTTGTTTTCTCAGGTGTTTTATACCCATTACTTGCAAACACTTCTCTAGAACCATCATTTGATGCCCATACAAAATGAAGATCAGATGATGCTAGTGCTACACCGCCACCTACAGGAGATGTTTCTTGCGGTAAAGATAAATCCATTACTCTTCCAACATTTCCCATTGGAGAATAATTAGCAAGACCTACAGGCGCTGCAGCTTGTGGAGCTTGTTGAACTGCTTGTTGAGTTTGACCTTGATTTAATGGTTGTGGTCTTTGACCAGAACCAACATCAACACCATCATCAATCATGTCTTGCATAGTTGCCTGTAAATCAGACATAGCTTTAGTTACTTTTTGAACATGCGTGAGGTCAATATTGTCTTTTCTTGCAAACATGTTCATCACAGCAACTTCTAAGAAGTTTAATGCAAGGTTGATCATATCCAAGATGTTTAAACCACTTCTTGGATCAATACCCAAAGCATTCAAAATTGCAGCCACTGTAGAGTTTTGACTTGCTCCTGGACCTGCTAAAAGTTGACCACCAACCAAGTTGCCTGGCGATTGTGCCAATTTCAATGCAGTGTTTGTCGCAGACATTGCCGATCTTAAGAAATTGTCGTATTCAGATCTTAATTCTGGATTTACTGGAGCACCTTGATGAGCTAAAACAATACTTGATTTGATTTGTTCAGCTTTCTTTTCAAGATTTTCTGCTTGATTTAAAACATCATCAACATCATAAATTTCTTGAATTTCACAAGCTTCAAAAGCACCATCGCCTACACAAGAAAGCTCTATAAACTTTAAATTGTAGTTTTCTTCGTAAACTTTTTTGCCTGTAGTTGGATGGGTTTTACCCTTGTGTTTTTTTAAGCATTCACAATAATCTTTGACATCGTATGCTTTGTTGCCACATTTTGAGCATGTTCCGTAATCAACAGAACATCCCATAGACACATCGTGAATGATTCCAGTTCTGATATTTCTAGCAATATCAGGATATGCTTCTTCATCTACGAAGAAGGTACAATATACACAATTTTCTTTATCATCCCACTCTGCATAAACTACCATCCCTTTGGCTTGTTCAATGTCATCGTTTTTGTGATTTGTATAAATTGGAACCCCTTCAAATGTCTTATATGCAGGTAACTTTTTTCCTTGAATATCTCTTTCTTTTAAAAGTTCTTCTTTAGAAAAATAATCTCCATTTGCATTGCAAATGTCTGCATCTATAGCTCTAGCTCTGACCCAAAGAAGTTTAGCGCCCTGACGAGCTTTCATTTCTTTGACAATATCAAAGTCTTTATATTTTTCTAAAACATCTTTGGGATCTGCATATAAAGATTGCAAACCAATTTTTGCAGCCTCTCTCATTTGTGATGAGGCTGTCCTAAGCATATGCTCTCTGGCTATATTTCTATCTTGTTCATTTAAGAAACTATCAATTGTGATAGCTCCGCCTTTTGCAATCCTATACATAAAATTTCCTCTTTTATGCTCAAACTAATTCCTTTAGTTCTACCTAAATAATGTTTTTACCTGTAAAAATTAAACCCGTCGAAATCGACGGGTTTAGGAAAATAACTCCAAACAATAAAATTATTTATAAAACAATTTGCCCATTAGGTTGAAAATTTGATCTTTTCTTTATAGCATTTACAATAACATTTATACAATCTTGTGGATGATCATTTAATTCTTTATCTGTAAATCTGACAATAATCCAACCATGAGATGCCAAGTCGGTGTCTCTTCTTTTATCTCTTGCTATTTTTTCTGGGTTATTGTGCCAAATTTCACCATCTGCTTCAACACCTATTCTCAAAGCTGGGATTGCAGCATCAAGTTGAAAATCTTGTGTGTTTCCAGCTGAATATTGTGCATACAATGGATATGGCATATTGATTGACATCAACATTCCATAAAGTTTTTTCTCTAATGATGTAAACAACTGTGGATTGTTTGTCTGCATTTTCTTTTTAGCAGCAGTTCTAATGTTTTCATCTTCATCAACAGAAAATCTATTAAGTTCAATTTTAGCTTCATGATTTAACGGGCTAGAAGTGTCTCCGCCAAAGAAAGGCGTATACATATTTCCATACAACCCATCATATTCATCAGGTAGTCTTCCCAAGTAGCCTCTGCCATTTACAGGAACTAAAGACTTGATAAACCCTTCATGCGCAGCAGATTTATATCTTTTGCTAGCTAAACGTTTAGTTGTTCCATCAAAATGAATTTGCATTTTTTCATCAACAATTTCATTAATCATCGAAGATGCTAATCTATAGTTTTCATCTCTTGAATTAGCAAGTGGTGGCGCTAATCCTGGTGCGCCCATTCCTGACATATCAGGAGCTTGCTGTGCTCCAAAACCTTGACCTGAAACTGGACCTGATTGAATGTTCATGCTGAATTCAGGAACACCATAATTTGGATCCTTCATGAATGTTGCACCTTGTTCAAATCTCAATCTTTCAATTTCTTGATCGACATCTAAACCGAATGCTTCAATTAATGAAACATTTGAAACTACTCCATTTTGGTTGGCTGTTACAAGTGTTTGAAGTTTATTAGTTTCATCTCTTAATTCCAAAGAATTGAATTTGATTTTAGGATAAATGATTTCGTCTTGTCCTCTTTCGCCTTCAACTACAAATCCATTCCACTGAGAAACTGGCTTAAATATTTTTTGTTCTATCCAGTTAGCAACTTCATGTCTCCAAGTTTCAATTCTTTGCTCCATTGCAAGAAGACCAACTTGACCAGCTGAGTATGCAGGACCTTCTCCAGTTAATAACACTTTACTAAGCATCATTCCATCTAGAAGTTCATTTTCGATTAATTCAAATTGATTGGAGATATCATAAATTTTTCCACTAGCTCCATACCATTCTAAATCAAAGTTATGGTGAGTAACAAGTGTAAGGTTAGGGTCATTTGCCAAAGATGACAATTCATCTTGAACGCTATCAATATCTTCTTGAGATGCAGGACGAGTATCAGAGCCTATTTTGACAACCTTAACAGGAATGATTAATCTTTCAGCAATTATATATTGAGCCTGTCTAAGTTTATCTTTGTAAGTTAATGTTTGAAACAATGGTCTTACAATAGATGTGCCATAATCTTCCCAAGGATTAGAGCCATATTTAAAATGATGAATTGATATTGGGTTTAATTTGATTGGTTCACCCTTTTGTATCAATCTCTTTACACCATCAGGGATATTTTCATATACTTCTTTTGGGCTACGTTCTGTGACAATTCTTACTTCTTCTGCAGATGGTCTGTAAGAATATGATCCATGTTGATCAATCATCCCTGGAGATTTTAAAACACTGTCAGGATTTAGGATAGAACATGATTTCCAAGTGGCTCCGTCATGTTGACATTCTTCGCCTTTTTCATTGTCCCAGTTTGATCCAAAACAATGAGGGCAATCAATTGACATTAATACGAATGCATCACCCAATAAATAATAGACTTTGGAAATCTCCGGGAGCCATTTTTGGAAATTTAAAACTTCAATTAATTTTTCAAAATAGTCTTTTACATAAGTGGAAGAACACTCAAGTTTCCATCCTGAAAATGGATAAGTAGCATAAAAATTTATTCCAGCAGCAACTTTAGGTTCATTATTTTTCCACCAGTTTGCCCAAAGATATACTTCACGTCGAGCATTTGGAATCTGAAAAGATGAAGGAGTTAAGAACGGTGAATAAAAGTTAGGAGAAGTGGTTACTGAATTTACAGATGCTTGCCTTACATTAGGACCTGGACCTTGAGAAACTCTGCTAGTGGCATGATTTCTTTTTTCAGTAACATCACTTATTGTTGTTTCACCAATTACTGATTTTGCTGATGATTTGATAGCAGCTGCCAATGAAAGTCTATTTGCCATAACAAGTATTATACCAGAGTTTTATTAGACGGTAAATTGTCATAAAAAACTGAAGGATCGCCTTTACCAGAATTGTACTGTATGGTTCCTTCACCATTTTTCATACTCATCCCGCCTTTGCCCTTTTCAACTTGCAACATGTTTATTGAGTCTTCTTCGTAATGTCTTCCATTTTCAAGTTGACTTTGCAAAGTTTGAAATCTAGGGTCATTAGCCTCTATATCAGATTGTGGAACATCTTGAACAATTTTTTCGAATAATTGAGATTGATTTGTTTTGGAATCAATATAAAAGTCATCTAAAGATCTTCCTTGGTCTAAAAGAAACTTAATCATTTCTCCTGACATTTCAGGTTTTTGAGGATTTATTACTCCCCCGCCAATTCCATCTTTAGCAATTCTGTACCACATATTAATACTCTAAATTACTTTTTCGTTTATCTTCTAATAAGGTATCTATGCCAGCATCTTTTAACTTATTGACAAAATCTTCTAATTCTTCTTCAGAATAAAGATCATAATAATCTTCTTCTTCTAAAAGTGCTTCAATTGAAGCATCAATATCTTTGTCATTCTTGATAGTTCTTCTATCTTCTAATTGTTCGTTTTTTGGCTTGATATCTTTAGGATTATTGCGTGATTCTTCTAATTTTTCATCTAGTTTGACATCTTTTTTAGCTGTTTTATTTAAAAGATGTGAGATTGAATCTTCAGAACCATCTCCTGCCTCATCATTGATTTCTTTCTTGATGTCAATAGCATTTGAAGAAAAATCATTTAATTGTTTAGCAAAAGACTCATCCATTTCATCTTTGTGAGAATATAATGAATCTTTCCCAAGCTGTTCTTGTCTTGTCTTCATTAATTCATCACCAGATGTGTGTAATTTTTCAATCAATTCATTTAAAAAATCTTTTTTAGGCTCATTGGTTCTTGGCAATTGATTTTCAATTGTTTTATCAGTAATTGATTGAGCTTTCTTCACTGTCTTTTCAACATTTCTGTGACCTGAAGATTCTAATCTCTTTTCAATAGATTCTTCTGGAAGTGAATCTCTTTTATAACCTTTTTGATTTTTTTCAAATCTTGTTTCAAAAGGTATTTCACCTTCTGTTAATTTCTTAGATCTTTCGCCTTCGTTGAGTTCAAGAGCATTCGCTTCATTGTCAGGATGCTTGTGAACATTCAATCTTGCCATGACTTGTTCTTGTGGCTGGAATGATACTTTCAACCATGCTTCATATGCACAAGATACAGTGCCATCTTTTGCTAATCTTGAGTCAATACAATGATCTCTACATTTGCTGACTTCCATTGGAACAGCGCTTTTGTATCCTTGAAATATGCCTTTAGGGCATAATAAATAAGGTTCATTGAATTGAGTTTGTAAAGTTGTATATGCAACTCTTACATTTGAAGAAGGTGTAATTGATTCAAATTGATTTCTGATAATTGCAATAGCTTTTGAATAATTGAATGAATCACCTTTTAAGACATGATTTCTTGCTGTTTTGATCATTGAGGAATTATTAGATTCTACAACCTTAAGTAATTCATCAAGAGTTTCTAATGCATCTAATTGCCAAGACCCTCTAGATTTATCTTCTAGTTTGTATGCAACTTTTTCAAATTTGATAGCTTCAGAATCATGTCCTGCTGCATTTTGCAATGAATTGTATGCATGTCTAAGTAATGCACATACTTGTGAATTTCTAATGTTCATAAGCTTGTTCAAATCCGAGGAGACTTTAATGATCGCTTCATTTGGTCTCAATTTTCTCATTTTATTAATTTTGCCTGGACCATCCATTTCAAAAAATGCTTTGACCAAAGCGTCATCAATATCAAAATCTTTTTCCATTAATTTTCCAAATATTGATTCGGATGGAATAAAACTTCTTTTTGATATATGTTCTTGAAGCGAAGCTACTTCATCTTGTAGCAATTTGATCAAACCTTCTGCTCCAATTTTGCCCATTATTTTTTCAGCAACATCTGGGTTATGAGAATGCAATTTGATCTTATAGCTATCCATTTTAATTTCCTAAGCCTAAATTTTCTAATTCTTCTTTATCGAAGCCTCTATCAGTTAAAGCTTTTTTGATAGCAGATAGTTTTTGAGCAACACCCTTTTTGCTAACAGGATCTTTAAAGTCACCTTGTTTAGTATTTTTATCAACAACAAGTAAATCTGAGAGATACATTGTTCTCATTATCAATTCTGCTGTAGAAGACTTTGAATAATCTGGTTCAGCATCATAATCTAAACCTGCTGTGCGAATAATATTTTCGGTCTCAGCATGCTTTTCAAGCTCGTTCTCAATCTTATCTTTGATATTTTTTTGTTCTTTGATAGATTTTTCTTTTTTAGTATCACGATTTTTTTTCTTATTATAATCACGAACAATATCAACAGCTCTTTCAACTGTTTCATTGTTCCAATACTTAAGTTTTGCTAAAAAGCGAACAATATCATTTTTCTCAACACCATGATCTAAAAGTTTACCAACTTTACCCATCAAAACTCTGAATGGGTTACCTCTGGTTTTCTTTTTGGGTTTTATTGCTTGTTGAGCTGTTCTATTGTTGTACACGGCATTGCCTTTCACAAGTTTATTAACTTCTTCTTTGTATTTTTTTGCTAATTCAATTGGTGTAGGATCTCTCTGATTTAAATTGTCAGGATTTCTTGTTAATTTTCTTTTATCACCATTTAAATTTGAAGAATTTAAAATTTTTATAAGTTTTTCTCTTACCTCTGGTCTAGTGGATTCTGAAATTGCATTTTCAATTTCTGCACTTAAACCAATTGACATTGATTCATTAATTATTTTATCCATTAATGAATTAAATTTCTTCAATGTCAAACCCTGTTCTTGTTGTCCCTGTTGTTGTCCATTAAGGGGCATATTTGTAGCACCCACAGCATCAGAGGTACTTGGAGTAGAGCCTGGTGGTGGTCCAGATGGTACTTGTGAAATCTTATTCATTAGTCTAAATCGTCAAAATTCAAATCAATATTGTTATAAATATCTCTTAAAGTTTTAGCTGGCTGCTGTGATTTTTGTTCGAAAGATCTACCAGTTGCAGATTTGATTTCATTTTTTTCTTCTCTGAGCTTTTGCTGTGAAGCAATTCTCATAGATTCTCTTTGATCAAGTTTATCGGAATCAATCATCCCAAATTGTGATGAATATTCTGTATCTGAAGAAGTTCTGAGGATGGAATGTGCTCTAGCATTAACAGTGTTTGATTTTCTGATAGTATTGATTGCTCTATCTTCCCAATCTTTGTGTCTGGATGCTTTAGCTTCTCTTGAAGCTTGAGTTTGTGCAACTACTTGTTCACTGGTGTTTTCTTGACTATTTAAGAATTCTTGGGATAATGCAATCATATCTGGATTGAAAATAGATGCAGAGCCTCTAAGCATAGCATCCATGTATTCTTCTGAAGAGAATGCTTGCAAACCACTTGTTGTAGTTCTTGCATTTAATCCCTCATCAACTCCATAATCAGATCTTCTGATTGAACCAAAATCATTGTTCAATAAAGATTCTTCCATTGAAGAAGGTCTTAGATCTTCATACTTTGCTGCGCCAGAAATCTTTTCCCAGGACTTTTCAAGATTTGAAGCTTCTTTGCCCATACCCACTTGCTGTTTCGACATTTTAAATCTATTTTCGGTAGAATTTCTTTTTAAATCAGCATATGGATCTTCTTCAACGTCAACTTGTGCACCGACAAATTTGTTTTGAATGAAAGATGGTATATTGTCTATTTCTGATACTTTTCTAAATTTGCTCATGTTTATTTTCCTGGAATAATCTACAAGACAATCCCAGGAGGATAGAACTCCTGGGATGTTATTTCTTGAGGATTTTTTTTATGATTTCTTATCGTACTTCTTGGTAAACAAGGCTTCAATCCAATCTTGATCGCCGTAACCAAGGTCATTCTTCCAATAATCAATCAATCTGCTGTAATCTGCATCTGAAAGAGTTGCTTCCTTGACCATAGATGCAACAGCTGTTTTCTTAACTGATGTTGCAAGGTTGGATGCCATTACATTTTTGATGTCTACAGTATTGTCTGCAACAGGAGCATTATTACCAAGCATTGCATCCACATATTCTTGTGGAAAACCTTGAGCTAATGCTTTTGAAGCAAAGGCTTTTTTAGCATTAACTGGAAGATTAGTGATTGGTCTAAATCCAGATTCGGTATTTGTCTTTGCAGTCTTCACTTTTTGTGCAGCCTTTTCATCGTTTGCTACTTTAGTGACTAAAGATTCACGATATGCTTTTCTTTGAGCTAATTTTTGATTCTTTTCAGCTTCAGCTTTGACAATGGTCTCAACTTTGCTTGCTAATCTAACTCTTCTCTCATGTCTTGCAGCAAGGATTGCATTTTTAAGATCTTCATCGCCTGCAGCAATTGCAGCTTCTACTGCATCAGCTGAAAGCTGTGATGGATGGTTAAAAACAATACTTGAACTTAATTTGAGTTTCTTTTTCTCAGCTTCTGGTAAAGCATCTATGATATCCTGTACAGATGCATCTTTAGCATCTTTGACATCTTTTTTAGCATCTTTTTTATCATCATCATCTTGATCTTCAGATGCATTTTTATTCTTTTGATCAAGATATTCTTGCAATCCAGGATTAAGTTTGCCTGATGTTTTACCAGCTTCTTTAACTTCAGCTAGTTTATTGTTGAAATTGTCCCAATTGATGCCTTGAAAAACCATCTCTGAATCAAGTGGATCTTCATTGACATGTGTAGGGAAGATTCTATCTGCCATAATTTTAATAACTCCTCAAGAAATTATATTGTAAACCTTCTGAAATTTAATCTATCAAACCTTCAGAAGTTTTATTTCTCTATGTTTTTTTATCCAATATGAGTTTTTTGCCCTTCAAAATTAATTTGTCTCCAATATTAATTTTGAGTTTTTTGAATATGCCTTTATATGCTTCTACAACATATTTGACATCATCTGCGTCTGGAGCAACAAGTTTTGTGCTCTGTTTTTCTAAATCTTTAAAATCTAAAATTTCAAAATCATTATTTAGAAATGCCAAACTAAGAGAAAAATCTACATTATTATTCCAAAAAGAATGTTGACCTTTAGAAGGAAATGTAAAAAATACTACTTCCAATTCTTCTAAAGGTTCTGCAAACATCAATCCCTTAGTTCTTTTTTGATCGTTGTCAGCCATAAACCTGATTTCGAATTCATCACGGAATTCACTACTAGAGAGTCAAGTAGCGATTTTTTTAAATTTTGTATTTGATTGAACTACCGCTTTAGCTTCGTTTAAATCAAATTTATCTTTGGTTCTATTTTTTCTGAATTCATTTGTTGTTTCAGAACTAAGATAATGATCTCTAAGAGCCAATTTAGCTTTTTCAGTAAGCGAAACTGATCTTCCGTAACCAGTAAGTAATCCTGAAGTTTTAAGTGCTAAAAGATCATTATCTGTAATATCAGAAGGAACATGGCAAACTTTAGCTTCTCTATTATGAGTAAGTTGATTTGCAGCAGTGACAACTTCATCAACATTTTTGTCAATAGTCATAAGCATTTCCATATAACGATCACCAACTTTAGCAGCTTGCTTTTGTGGTGGTGGAGTTGAACCCATGAGTTGAATTTGGATATCTGATAAACCCAAATTGCTCATTGACTGAGTGTCAAATAATTCTGCGTGTAATTCTAAAGAATGAACTGGCTTAATTGGTAAAGGCATAATGTTCTCCTATCTAAGTGGAATTCTATTTTTCCAACCATTTCCATCATCTACATTTTTCTGATATGTTGCTTCAAATGTAAAGGAATCTACGTCTCCAGCCATTGAAGGACTAGATGCTAAATTGCCTGGATCTATATACGCTGGACCTGGAACATTATCTGGACCATGTAAAAGCCCTTCGATATTTTGTCCATCAGCTTCTCCACCCAAATCAAAATATTCTTTAGGAATTTTATTTGGTTTTTTGGTCTGTCTCCACTCATCACCCTCTTTAAATTCATCTTCCAACTCGTCATATTCGACAAGATAAATATTTGGGTTTTTAGTGACAGATTGTTCTACATAATATTGGGCTACTTTTTCAAAAATTAAATCAGAAGACTTGAAATTACCCTTACTATCTAGGATGTAGGCAATCCTTAATGTTTTATGGAGAATATTGAGATCCATAATCTTTGTGTTACTTAATTTTTCACAAATTTCCTGCAAATTCTTTTTTTACAACTTGTAATGCATTTTCAATAGTAGTGTCCATATCAAAATATTTATAATTGCCTAATCTTCCACCAATTAATAAATTTGGACAATTGACAGATGCAAAATTTCTATACTTTTCGTATTTTTCATTATTGATTTCATCATTTATTGGATAGTATGGATCTTCATTAGGAATGTTTTTATCAAATGTTTTTGAATACTCATAAGTAATTACTTTTTCATCTGATTTACTATTGTAAAAATAATTATGTTGAATGATTCTCGTAAAATGAAAATCCTCAGATGGATATGTCATCAATGCCGTGCCTTGAATGTCAATCTTTGTATTGTAACTACTATGTTTGAGTGTTCGGTATTCTAAATCTCCAAACATGTAATTAAAATATTGATCAATAGGTCCTGTGTAAATTACTTTTTCAGCCAAAGAGTTTAAAAAATCTCTATTTACAATGTAATCACATTCTAACCAAACAACAATGCCTGATAATAGTTTTTCAAAAATTGAAGTGTAACCATGAATCGGAATACCTTCGTAAACATGATCATCAGAATAATATCGATCATTTAAAGAAAATCTTAATGGTATTCGTTTAGCAATTGATGCTGGTAATAATTTTGGCTCTCTGCCCCATTGTTTTTTGGTGTATCCGTAGAAAAACATTTCGTACAAAGTTCTACCCATGGTGCTAAGACAATATTCTTCGAAATTTTGTGGATTTTCAAATAAAATTTTATCTGAATTAATTCTTTCTTTTGCTTGAAGTGGAGTGACAACATCATTCCAAACATGATGAATAGTAGATAAATTTATTGGCAAAGAATAGATTTTATTATTTACAAAAGCTTTATTTCTTAGAGTGAAATTATTAAATTCTGCAAATTTATTTATATAATCCCAAACATATTTTTTTGAAGTATGAAAAATATGTGGACCATATTTGTGTATATGATAATCTTCAAATGGTTCAGAATAACAATTTCCACCAATATGATTTCTTTTATCAACTACTAATACTTTTTTACCTAATTTATTAGCTTCATAAGCAAAAATGGAGCCGAATAATCCGGCTCCAACAATAAGATAATCATATTTCATATGATTATTTTACATATTAACTTGGGTTTGGTGAAAAGTGCCCATATAGTCCAATCCCATCATAAATTTCTTCAACACCCTTATCTTCTCCACCCATGTCATTATAATCATAATAATTTCCAGGAAAAGACTTGCCATGCTGATTGAAAATACTTATTTCTTTAGGATTCATTTGAATTTTTTTACCCATCTCTTGCATTGGAACAACATTAGCTTTTGTATCTGGATATGGATTTCTTAGCATGGTCTCTTCATTGTATCCCGATGTGTCTTGATAAGATCTGTTAGCTTGATTACCTTCATTTAAGTATTCTTCAAGACCTTCGAAACCTGCTAAACCATCTAAAACTTTATATTGTCCATCTGGAAAAGAATGAAATTGATATTCATCAAATTGATTATTTGGCTCACCTTCTGGCTTTACAGTAAACCTATTACGTCTCTTTACAGGATAGTCATAATCTTGAGGATCATGAACAAAACCATATTCTTTTGCAGTTCTGTTTGGATTGTTAGAAGAGATTACATCATGTCGTCTTTGAGGTTTTATTTGATCAGGAACTTTATCTTCGTATTCGTGAGCTCTTTTTTTGCTGTCATCAAAATGCCTTCTCTCAGCTAAACTTTCTTCCATTGTTCTTAAGTGTTCAGGTTTAGCATGAAAGTTTTCTTTGATATATGCTGGGCTATTTTTGATTAAACTTGATGCATGGTCTTCCAAAGATTTTTTGTAATTGTGAAGTTGCATTCTTAATTTTAATTTTAGTCTTTCAGTGGAAGACAATTCGTAATTAAGATCACCATCGGTATATGTGTGTTGAACAGAAAGTTGTTTCTCAATATTTTCATCATTTACATTATATTGATCTAAATAAATATGGGTTTTTGAAAGAATTTTTTCAAAACTGTCGTCTTCATCAACATAAATATTAAGCTCAGAACCACCACGATTGGTGCCACCCCTTCCAAAAGGGCTACGACCAGGAGAGAAAGGTGATCCATTACCACCACCACCTACGCCACCAAATTGTGCGGTTTTGATATTATTTGAAGACATAATGTTTTTTTCCATAAAAATTTATCTAAACCTTCCACCTAAATTCATCAATCTTGCATTAGGAAGTCTTATAATTATTTTTGATGTTAAACATTCATAAGATACAGCAGCTACAGCATCGCAAATGTCATCTTTGTATCCTGACAAAGACTCGATGTAATATCTTTTGCCTTTCCATTTCTTTTGTAAAAATTGAAATTGGATTTTAGCTTCTTGCACTTCATTAAGTGGTTGTCTTTCACCACGCATATCAAGATAACTACCACCTGAAATATCATACATGTCAATTCTTTCTTCTCTAATTAATTGACTTAATTCAGTGTAAATATCTTCTTTGTATTGTTTATTAAAATGTTTTTCAACAATATTTATTCCAGCAGTTTTCAATCTTATAATTGAAGATTGTGAATTCCATTGATCAACACTAACTTGTTTAAATCTAAATCTTTTATGAAGATCAATGACATAATCTTCAACTTCTCTAGTGTCAATTGGTTGATTTTTGGACATTGGATTCCAAAAGTGAATGTGATCAATAACTACTCGCTTAAGTGGTCTATTATCAGGACCTACAGTTCCATACATAGGCTCTGTATGAGCAACACACAATGCATAATAATCTGATGTTCTAGCAGGATCTAAATGACAATAATATTCAAACATATTGTCAGCATATTCTTTTCTTTTGACCATACTCATGCTACTGAACATAGAATTAATCAAATCAGCCATAAACATAGGATCTTGAGAAGATGCACCAAATTCAGCCCCATATTGCATTTGAAATTCTGATGGATTTTTCTTTTTTTCGTTATCTAAAAATTCTTTCCCAATATTCGGATTTGCTAACCATGTTGGCAATCTCATTATCAAAGTCGTAGGATCTTCAACTCTGTTTTCATGCAAGTCGTGCAATAACCCAATAGGTCCTTTGGGGTTTGAAAGCATCATCATCTTTCCGTCTTTTCCAAAGGTTGCAAGAGATGGCTTCAAATCATCATATAATGCGTAATCTAATCCTGAATCGGGATTATCACCTGCCATAGCAGCAATTTCGTCCATGATTATGCACCAGCAAGTTAGACCAACAAGACCTGATGCACTTGAAGAACCACATTTTAAAGTTAAAGAACCAGAAAATGGATTTAACCCTTGAGCAGTACGGCGTTCATTTTCCTTAATATCATGGTCTGTAAGGAATCTCATTTCAAGTTCAGTGTCTTTGCCAATAAATGGATTGAAATATGGCGAGGCTAGTACTGTTTGTTTGATTTTTGAGAAGATAGCATTCTTTGCTTGTTCTTCATTTTTAGCAACATTCAATAAAACAATTTGATCAAATTCCATTAAACCATATCTGGCTTGTGGATGACCCATAGAAATCAATCTGTACAGTTCATAAAGTGCAATAGCTGAGACTAAGAATGATTTTCCACTACGTCTTCCAAGTACCAGTACAAGTTCTTGAAATTTGTATCTATTTGTACATTTCTCGTATATTTGATGTCTTAGTTTGGAATCTATTTCATCAGAAAACAAAAGATCTTTTTCTGATTGAAAACCATCAATAACAGGTCTATCTGATAATTTATCTACAAGTCTGATTGCATCAAAGTTTGTAGCTTCTTCTTTTGCATCTTCATATCTTTTTATTCTGACATCATCATCTAAATTAACGCATTCAAGACATGGAGAGTTATCAACTGTAAAAAGTGGTTTTACTATTTTACCAAGTTTCTTTTTTCTTAAAGTATCTTCCTCATTGTCCTTGATATGTTTCCAAACGCACCCTTCGCATCCATTTCTTTCTTCTAAAGGAACATCTTGAATTTCTAAATTTTCATTTCCTTCTTGCCCCATATAAAAACACTTGAGAATCAATCTTTGCCAAGGATGTGGCTTCAGATTACAAAAATAAGGGTGTTCTATAAATGTTATGATGTCTACGATTTGATCAGGGTTAAATCTTGTCTTCTCTGGTTTTTTTGGAGGGGATATATCAGTTCTGGCACTTGGCAAAATGATATCGTCAAACTCAGATGCATAGCCAGTGTCTTTGAAGAATTGAGAAACTTCATTAGCTTGCTGCATAAGTTGACTTTTGAGGTCATGTTGCGCTAATTTCTGCGGATTTGGTTTTCTCATTAGTTGTCAGATTGAATTTTGCTCTTCAGGGTTTGTATTTCTTCCCTAATAATTCTTTTATCAGTTTCAGAATCCATTTTTTCATGGAGTTTGACAAGTACATCAAAAATATTTATAGCATAGATACCTTGATTATCTCTTGCTTCTTTTAGATATAAAATTTTTGTAATTAGTTTTTCAACCATTGCTGCTCTTTTGAGCTTCATATCATTATTTTTGGAACAATCCATTCCACGAACATCGTCAAGCTCCACAAGTAAAGCTGTAAGTGCTAATTGATGTTCTCTAAAAATCCAAGGAGCAATTAATTCTTCTCTTTGCTCATAATTCTTCAGACCTGAAGTTGCAATTTTCTTAAAATCACAATGCTGGTCCATGTGTGTGTTAACTTGAACCCAGTTAAGTTTTGCATCAAAATACTTGTGGAAAAAATTGATTACTGATTGTGGCTTTTTACCACTTTCAAGATATACATGTTCAGCTAAGTCTCTAAAAGCTGAAGTACAAAGTGAACATCTTGGTTCAATAAACTGAGGATATTGAATATCACTCATATTGTCAGGAGGAAGAGGAGATAAGGGTCTATCTCCTTCTTTCAAATCCTTGAACATTCTAGAAGGTTTATCTATTGTTTTATCTACAGCAGGAATGATAGCATCAACAATCTCTTCTTTATTATTATCTTGCATAATGGCTTTATACAAAGCAGAACAAGCCACTACTAGAGCGGCTTGTGCATTTTTTAGGATGAATACTAATCAGATAGCGCTCTTTTAAGTCTCAAATATGGAGAGACTTGATCAGCAGCAGAAACTATATACTCATCTGCGATGCCGAAATCTGCATAATTTCCTTTTGTAAATTTTTCACTTGTTGATGTTCCATTTGATAAATCTACTTCTGCTGAACCTTTTCTCATGCTTACAACATATTTATTTGAAGATGCAGTTTTAATTTCTGCACTTTCTTTTTGAGCAATTAACACTGAATTTAACAATGCTTCTTCTACCCAAGGTTTTAATGCTACATGCAAATGTCCCTTGCCTTGATCAGAAGATTTAGCAATTTCAGCAACTCTTTGCCAAAATCCTAAACCACGCTCATCAGCTTTTACGATTGAATATGTACCTGAACAAAGTCTTTTTACAAATTCTCTTGCACTGTATTTTTCAAGTGATTTTTCAATTACCGGAATACAATCTGCATATTTTGTTGGAACTATAGCGACACTAATAACTTCTTTTTGAGCAGATGTAGGCTCATTAAATAAATTAGAAGCAACTCTGTCTGCTAATTCTAAATCGAAATTGTCTGCAGCTAATAACTCTACAACTTCTGATTTGGAAAATCCTTGGCTAGCATATTTTTCAGCTTGGGAACTGGCTACAACAAATGCGCCATCACTAAGTGTACGCAACTCATTGCGCCAATTATAAATCATGTCATCGGATATGTTTTTTTCAACCACAGTGACTTCTCCCCTTTTAAATAAAAATAACCCTAGACAAGAATGTTGTATGTCAAGGGTTTTTGTGGAACATATCAATATAATACAAAGAATTATAAAATATATTCCATAGGTAATTATAGTTAGATTGTAAAATAATATCAGTATTATGTGGAATTTTAGCATTCATAAAAAAACTGTAAAGGCAATGGAAGCCTTTGATGTCTTAAGTAGTGAGGGTATCGATTGGACTGGTTCATTCCAGGATACATTTAAAAAATACAATTTTAACTCTCATGATAAAATGCCTACCGTTTATGACCTAATAAATTTTATTAAGTATGCTAAAAATACAAGAATCTTGGATATTTATTCAAGAGATAAAAATAAAGGTTCTGATCTTAGATGGTTTTGCAAACAATTAATTACGTTTGTAGTTGATCAGCTTAGGCACACTGGATCTCCAAACGCAGACACACTTATCATTACTAATTTCTTAGCTCAATGTGCAAAAAATTATGAAACTGATAATCCTTATAATAAAATCGAAATTGGCACACCAGTTTCAAGTGAAAAAGCAATGACAATGTCAATGAAAAATTTAATTTCAATGAGATACGAAACATTGAATTTATTAACTGCAAATAATATTAACATTGAAAATAGTTGCATGATGTACATCATGAGAGGTGACGATGTCAAAAATCATGGTGTTAATGCAGATGATTATGCTAGAAATCAGATAATAGAACGTGCAATTGATAAATATCCTAAACTTGGATATTTTAAATCTTTAGACAGTGTTTTATTTTATTTGAAAAGTGACATAGCCACAAAAGATAATTTGTTAGAAATTTCTGATTATCTTAAATCATTTTCTCTTTCTGGTTTGAAATTTACAGATTTATTTTCTTTTGTAGATGGATTGACAGGATCTAGTTTAGATGGAAAATCTATTAAAGATATTATTTATAATGTCCAGACTGATGATCAATTAGAAATATATCTTTATCTAAGAAACAAAGTGGTTAAAAATAATAATGATTATGAAATAACCAAATCTCTTTTAGAGATTGTTTATAAATTTTTATCTTCATTTTACTTAACTAAATCTAATATCGAAAAATTATTAAAAGATGATATGTTTGTTGAATATTGTCAAAATCAAGGCGAAAATATAAAAGATCTATGGTTGTATAAGGGTTTTTCAACAGTTGAAGTAATGCAAAACTACTTAACAAAAAATCCTGAAAAAATTAAGAATTTCTCAGAAGATGCATTGGCAAGATTAAACGCTACATCACTCCAAAATATTAATCAATCAGCAATTGAAGCTCAACAATCAATTTTAAAAGATGGACTGTCTTTATTACAAAATGCTATAGACACAAATGTAATTAAGAAACTAGATCCTTTTGTAAGAGATTTTAATCGTGATTACTCATCAGAATATAAAAAGCCTGAAAAACCTTCAAATGCATCTCCAGAAGAAATGAAAGAATATGAATTGCAGGTTTCTGCAGCAAAAATCTTTACAGAATGGCAAATTAGTTATTTAGACAGAATGGAGCAAGAAAGATTATTTACATCTATTTCTAAAGAAGATTTGGAAAAATATGCATCTAATATGATAATTCTAGAATTTGATGCAAATCAATTAAAAGTTTTTTTAGAATCAAAAAATATTACCAAATTTCAAATTCAAGGTGTAGATTTTGTAAGTGGATTATGGAGAGGTTTATTTGTACCAAGGTTTCCTACACCTTCAGGACAACCTGTTCCAGCAATTGTAATTAGAACTGATGCATATGACTCTTTAGAACATCATAAACAGCTATCAGAAAATTTAGGATTTGAAGCTTTTAGGTTTACAGAATCTACTAGAAGACATGAAATTGCACATGCATTACAATATCTTGCTGTTGGTGATGTTATGCTAATGGAACCGCAAGAATTAAATCCAGAGCTTACTGAAGGTGAAGCTTATATTATGGATCCGGCAGAATTGTATGCAAGAGTACATGGAGATATTCCTTATTTATATAATTTATTTGATTCTAGAATTAGAAATCTAACTGTTTCTAAAAAAATATATGAAGCTGCTAAAGAACAATGGATTCACGACATTGTTAATGAAAAAATACACTTAATGTCTGGTGGTACTAATCTAAGAAGATTAATGATGCAAGATGAAACACCAGAATTTAGAAAAGAAAATTTTGGTAAATTAAAAAAATCTGATGGAACAGAAATTGAACTACCAGACCCTCTTGAGGCTATATCAAAAATTCTTGCAAGGCAAAGAATAAAACTTGAAATGATTTTTCATGATTTATTTACAGTTGCTGATAAAAGAGAAAAAAGAAAAGGTTTGATTAGCAAAAAGAATAGACTTAAAAAACAATTAGAAAGTCTTCCTGAATACGAATATTTAAAAAGAATTAATCTCGAGAAGGAACTTTATGAAGCAGAAACTGATTTGATAAAAGTTGGTCAAGAACTTATTGTTGATGTTGAAAATGTATCTACTTCTGTTTTAAAAGGTTATTTGAAAGATTATTTTACAAAAATAAGCAATGCTGTAGCTGAAGGTTTATTAGGACCCGATGTCCTGAATGTAGATGATCCTGATAGACCTAAATCTTCAGAAAAACCATCCGTCGAACCTGAATTGCCTACAGCTTCCGATATTTCTGATATTACTGAATTTATGATTGGACAATCTAAACCAATTCCTGGTGGAAGAAAAATTGATGAAATTATTCCATCATTCATGGGCAAGGCTTTACCAGCTGATTCTTGGACTTGGGAAAAGGGGACGGATCCAAATAGTCCAGAAAACAGAAAAAGACCTAAGGGAAATTTTCCAGGAATAGAGCCTGTAAAGCCAATGCCTCAATCTAAAATAACTATTGATGCAGATGATCCATTCAAGACAGATAAAACTGCGTCAGTCTATAATCATAACAGATCAAAAAGATAAAAAATCTTCTCCCAAGATAACTTTGATATTTCCCAAGGCTCTCTGCAATCTTTTAGAGAAAGAACTTTGGGAAATATTTAGCTTTAACGATGCTTCTTCTTGATCTAAACCTTCAAAAAAATAAAGCTCAATTGCTTCTTTTTGTTTTTCATTTAACTTATTGATTGCAGAATGTAGTGAAATAACAGTTTCAATCCTGTTGAATGGATCAGTGGAATGTTCTTCAACAACTACATCGCTTTCATAGTCAGCATGATCTAAATATTTATCGACACAAGATCTATATAAGTTGATATCTATTCTTGTTGATAAAAAATATGAGAAATAAGTAAGATTTGGATTGTACTGATCAACTATTTTTTTAAGAACTAATAAAGATTCTTGAAGCATATCTTCTCGATATGGTGACAATTTCAATTCTTTTTGAATACATCTTTGTATTGCACAAATAAATAATGGCTTGTAGAAATCATATAATTCTCCTAAAGCAGAGCCATCATTGTCTTTTACTTTTGAAATAAGTTCATTTATATATTCGTAGCGATCTTCATACACAAAAATTTTATACACTAAGGATTTTATTAATCATCAAGAATAATGAATGATTTTTAGAGCCACTATTTCTCAAATCCTTAATTGTATATACTACTTGCTCAATCATGTATGCTATTTTAGCAACAGAAGGTGTTGTTTTACCCATCTGAATCTTTATTCGGATTGGATTCTGAGTTTTGATTATAAACTCACTAGGGACCCAATTTTCGCCCAAATATTTGCCTAATAAATCTTTACATTCTAAAATCTCTGCAACTTTATTAGCATCATAAATATTTTTTTCTTTACAGTCTGAAACTACTAATAAAAAATATAGCTGTGAAAGCAAAATTAATAGCAAACCTTGTTCGCCAATTGCGCTGCATAGATTGTTGCATGTATCGTACACATCTTCATTTTTATTAATCAAGTGATCAATAAATTCAAAAATATCAGTGTTGTTGTCAAAAAGAGAATTTTCAATGTCTTCAAGTTTTACTTCATTCTTAACAGATGCATGCTTTCTAAGTTCTTGAAATAATAAATCAAGATCGTAAACAATTTTCTCTTTCTTATTGCCAGCAGTTTTAGATTTTATTCTGTATGTTGGACAATTATTTATTATCCATTCATAACATGGCTGATCTATTTTTATATCTAAACTTTTTACTTCTTTGTAGCAACATCTTTTGAGAGATTGAACATCGCCAAACATCGGAAAAGAATAATCAAATATTTTTCCAGATTTTTTTATTTTTGAAATAAAACTATTTCTACCATCAAAACTTTCATCATCGAAAAACAAATGGTATTGGTTGTTGTTCAGTTGTCCTATGATTTTTATTTGATCATTGCTTGGATTATCTACTAAAAATAGTTTGTCTGAATCGAAAAACTTAGAGTAATTCTTTATTTGAGATTCTAAATTGAAGACACTTACAATTGTATATCCAGGATGACTGCTAGACAACTGTTGTAATGCCATTGGCTTTGAACCAATAAAAATAGAACTCTCAGATAATACTACGCTCATATCTACTCCATTGGGAACATTATATGATTGAAATTATCTGATTGCAAAATACATATTGTATATGAATTGAAATCATAAAATTTAGCACTTATATTTTCTTGATTTATGACTTCCAATATTTTCATAAAATGATTTGTAAGATAAGAAACATTCAAATCTTCTAATTCTTCATCAAAAGTAATCTTGTCTGCTGCACCACCAGAAATATCACCTGAACTTGTTAAGATAATTTCTTTATTTTTAGTTGATAAATTAAACAAGTGAGAACCTGAAATATTGTTTATGAACTTCAAAGATTTTAGAAATTCACTTTTAGATACATCTATTGTTGTGATATATTTTGAATCAAAAAATCTCTTGAATCCATTATGAACACTTTGGTATGAGTTTACTTCAAGATTGGTGCAAAAATAATTACCATTATTACGGATAATTAGTTTGTTTTTATGTATTGAAAATTTTGAATTACTGTCAACAAAGTTTAATGACAACTCAGCTTGATTTTTACTTAGTAAGAAGGACTGTTCATTTTCATATTTTTTGCCATAAACAGAAATTCTGTGCTTATCTGAAGATTGAGCGTTGAACTTATTTTCAGAAATAAAGAACATTATAGATGAATATGGGTGCTCTTCAAAATCTGGAGCACATGAAAATGATGTAAACTTGATAGCATTATGAAAACTAGTTGAGTCATATTTTACGAAATCAATATTATCATTTATAAAAAATTCATTAGATATTTTATTTTCAAGGCTGTCTGCTTTTGATGTTTTTAACGATACTCTGGTTTTTTTGTTTCCAAAAACCAATTGATTGTCTGACTCAACGAATGCGAATTGAATTTCATCAGTTGGAAAGTTCGTAAATGCATTTGTAAAAATATTACAATCTATAGCAAAATCAATAAAATCATCATCAAAATCACATAGGTAAGTATATGCTGCAGAAACACCAGTACTTAGGTATATGAACAACTTATTGTCATGTGCATGAAAAATAAGACTATCGCCATTGATACTCTTATTTTCACGAGTTGATAATTTCAGTTTATCAATTTTATTGAATAACTGAAACTTCTCTAAGTGCTCAGACTTTTTAAGTTTAAATTTCAATGTAACTGCCCCTGGAATTCAATTTCAATACCTGGATTATATTTCGTAATCTGATTCATAAGACAAAGCATAAATGAACCTTCATCATCAACAAAATGTAATTTACCATCTTGATACCAGTCCCAGCCATTTTCAATCTGAGCTAAAACATCCATTTTGTTTACAATTAATTTAGTGATTCCATTCATTTGGCAAGCAGTATTTACTTCATCAACATTTAGCCAATCTATTTGTCTTGGTCTACCAGTAGTGGCTCCATATTCTTGACCAACCTCACGCAGTTTTTCAAATCGCTCGTCGTGTTTTTGGTATCCTTTAGCTCCAACATAGGTAGAATAACATTTGATAACCCCGACAACATTCCGAACTTGCTTAAAATTGAAACCATTATTTAATACTGCTCCTACTCCTGTATTTGACGATGTGACATAAGGATAATCGCCAAAGTCAACATCAAGCCAATAACCTTGAGCTCCTTCAGCTAAAAATTTCTTTGGGGAAGAATAAATCAAACTGTGCATATCAACAAGATATGGTTCTAATTCAGGAACATCTTTGGCACGAATTCCAGTACGGGCATACTTGTCTCTGTAACAAGGTCCGTTTCCAGTGCGAGTTGTTCCAATTTTTGTGTCTTTGGAATCTTCGTCAATGTGTTCTTGGGTAATTATATGTGCGTTTTCTGCTATTTTAAGGATTGATGTGTCAAACCCAAATCCTTTAAGATACCCAAGTTCGTCAAATAATTTTTGCGTATTGATAACACAACCATTACCGATGACACTAGGAATACCATGCAGAATACCACAAGGAACAAGATGCGTAACAATTTTCTCTCCATTGAGGTAAATTGTATGACCCGCATTTCCGCCTCCATTGAAACGGATAACGTAGTCATATTCACCAGATAAAGCCATTTGATTGGCTATTTTTCCTTTGCCTTCATCCCCATACTGCATACCGATAACTACATCAACAATTGAAGTTTCCATACGCACATTCTACTTCATAGCAGAGATGTTAGCAAGAGTTGTATTTATTTTTTGTTCAGTGAATCGTTCTCATCCTTTTTGTATTGAGTGTACACTTCATTAGCTTTTTTACGAATTCTAGTAAGAGCATTATCAACACATTTGGGAGGAACATTTAATGAATTTGAAATTTCTTTGTAAGATGAATTCATTCCATATTCATTGAAAATTTCAGCTTCTAAAGGAGTTAGTTTATCAATTAGTTTCTTGGAAGTTAAATCATATTCTTCTCTTCCAATAATATCAAGAACTAAATCGCACTCAGGAGATTCATCATATGGATTTTTCTTTTCAGGAATAAAATCAGCCAAAGTTTGGAGATTTCCATCGTCACCTAAAATAATAGGTGCATCTAAAGAAATAGAATCATTCAACACTGAATTTTTCATTCTTTTAGCACTTGCGATTGCTGTTGCTAAATGACGTTTACAGACTAGATTGACACAAAAGTTTTTAAAAGTTGTATCTTTGGTTGGATCATAGGAATTAACAGCTTTGTAAACTCCCAACCGCAATTCTTGCATTACGTCTTCTCTATCAGCACCTACTATAAAGTAATGGTTGCAGATTTTTTTAAGATCAGGCTCAACCATTTTCAAGAGGTAATTAAAAGATTTACTTTCTCCTCTTTTAGCTTTTCTAACGATGTCTACTATTCTTGGGTCTTCGGTTGCCATTTTTTTCCCGAAGGCACTTTACTTTTTACAATACTATTTACGCAGAATTTTTTTTCGCGTACCAGTCGATTACTTTGAGAATTCCGGTAATTGCTACGATATCCTCAGAAACAGTTTGCCTTATATTACAAGATATGTTATACAACTGTTCCGTTAACTCAACTAAATAAGTACTAGGAACAGATTTGCTTATATTTTCAATCTCAACATCCTTGTCTACCTTCTTCATTCTTACCAATCTATACTTAAATGCTTCCATTAAGATATGGGATGAATCTAATATCAAAGAACCCAAGCTTCTCCCCTCTTGATGTGCAGTAGAAATAATTCTAAATGATTCGCTTCGATCACAATTAAGAATTGAATAAACTAAATCAAATGATAGTTGTTTTGGAGACATGACAAGAAGTTCTCTAATATTTTCTTCAGATATTTCTTGCAAAGATGCCTGATCTAAAATAGAAAGAGCTGTTCTAGCACTTCCATCTGCTTGAACGGCAATCAAATTTAGTGCCTCAATATCATATTTGAAACTTTCATTTGTGCAAACACCAATCATAATGTCTCTTAGATTTACATTTGAAAGCTTTCTCATTGGAAATATTTGAGACCTAGTAACGATTGCTCTTAGTATTTTGCTTGGTTCAGTTGTGCAAAAGAAAAATTTCACAAAAGGTGGAGGTTCTTCTGTAATCTTAATTAATGAAGTTTGAGCTTGAGTGGTAAGCATGTGACATTCATCTAAAATGAAAATCTTATACTTGTACATCGGAGACAACCGCGCAAGTTGAATAATATTTTCCCGTATATGATCAACACCATTATTTACAGCACAATTAATTTCATATACATCAGGATGAGAATCATTTGCTACAGATTTACAAGAATCACATTCACAACTCTCATTGCCTGAAGTGCAATTCATCTTCTTTGCTGCGACACGAGCTAGAGTTGTCTTTCCTGTACCTGGAGGACCTGAAAGAATATAAGAATGAGTAGTTTTACCCAATGCAATTTGTTGCTCTAGTATTTCAGAAGATTTACTTCCCAAAATCTCATTAAAGTTTTGCGGTCGATATTTATTATATAAACTCATTAGTCATCTTCCATAGGAATAATTAATGGTAATGGATCTGGAGATTTAAGTAAATCAGGCAAACCTTCTTTTATTTCCCAATAAGGTCCCATGCCCATATGAACAAAATATTCCACTATGAATCCATAATCCATTACATCAAAGTTTCTTATTTTACCATCACCTTGAGGACTAACAGAGTAAATTGCTTTGAAAATAATCCATTGTTTTTTAGTATCTTCCAGCAGGGACCATTTTTCTTGCCATACAGCAAAGCAGTAATCTTTGCCTCGTGTTTCTGGATTAGTATTTAATACTTGCCTTACCCAACCTTGGGTTACTCCACTCATGACATATGGCTTGGCATTTTTAGGTTCATAACCTATCATTTCAGCAAAATAAATTTTAGAGAGATCCACATATCCAATAAATGGGTGATATCTCTCTTGTAATCTTTCTGCTAAACTTTTATTTTCTAAAGATTCGGTATATTCAGTTTCCACGTTTTATATTACCATAAAAAATAAACCCATCGATTTCGATGGGTTTAAAACTTTTAGAAGCTTAGTTGAGTGACTGCAACAACTTGACCATCTTCATCTCTTACAGCAGATGGACCAGTGTCTACACATAATACATCTTCTCTATCAAAAGGAATAAAATCCATTGATATTCTGTTTACAATGTAATATACACCATTTTCTGGTTCAGGAAGATTCTCAATAGATTCAAATTGGGTTTCTACAATTGGAATATCAGCTACCTTACCAATAACTCTTTGTTTTGTTATCACTCGACACGGATTTTCTGCTCTTGTCAAAGTTCCATAACCTGAGATTGTAATGTCATGACCAATAAGATTGACAAACTTTTTAAATTCTGAATACATTTTATTTACCTCAGAGTACATTACTTTCCGGTACTTCCCAATCCACCCGTTCGAGACTTGTTTGCTGTTTGACTAAATTCTTCTACTACAACTAAATCATGTTCTGCAAGCTTGGCTACAACCATTTGTGCAATACGATCACCATGATTGATAGCAAAAGGCATGCGATTGTGATTAAAAAGAATAACTTTCAATTCAAAATCTTCACCATCTCCTGAATAATCACAGTCAATTGTTCCTGGAGTATTTAGAACTGTGATGCCATGCTTTGCAGCCAATCCAGAACGAGGTCTAATTTGAATTTCGTATCCTTCAGGAATGTTAACATTTAACCCTGTAGGAACAATCAATGAGTTTCCAGGGTGAATCATCATCCCATTGGTGTAATTTGGAATACATGCACATAAGTCATATCCAGCAGCGCCTTCAGTTGCTTTCTTTGGAATTATAGCTTCTTCACGAAAAGCCTTAATCTCAACTGTTGCACGTTTAATATTAGCATTTGTTACTAAAACTTGTCCACTTCCTGATGTAGCCATTTAAATACCTTCCACATTCTTAATCATATCTGCAGTTATTTCTCTATCATCTGGATTGAATATCAAAGATAATGGAGCTTCTCTAGATTTTAGAGCTATTGTGAAATTAATCAATTCTCTTCCAGCTAAATGTCGATCCATCCCTGTAAGTTCTTTGACATCATCCAAAGATAATGTACTCGTTAATGTAACATCTGATTTGACATCTTGCAATTGTAACCAAATGTATTGAACAACTTTTGGTTCATCTTCAGTGCCTTCTTCTTCTTTTAAGACTGCATCTAAAATCTTTACTTCTCTAACTACTGGTTTTCCCATAAAACGATTTTACCACAAAATAAATCTAATGTCATAAAAAAAGAGGGGATCTCTCCCCTCTTTTTTATTTATGACCCGCAGGCTTCACAATCTGGATTATCTAACCTACATTGAGGAGCATCTACCTCTTCTTCCATAGGCTTGATTTCTATTTCAATCTTCTTTTCAGTTTGTTGAATGGAAGAAACATCAATTCCCAATCCCTTTAGAGCTTGAGCCTTTGGTTTAGTTCTAAGATAATACATACCTGTCTTCAAACCAATTTTCCATCCATAAAAATGAGCAGATGAAAGCTTGGATACAGTGGGTTCAGCCATAAACATATTCAATGACTGAGACTGATCAATAAAATAATTACGATCCCTAGCCATTTCAAGAATTGACTTGCCTTTAATCTCCCAAACAGTCTTATATACTTCTTTGATATCTGCTGGAATTTCATCAATATTTTGAACAGAGCCATTGTCGATAATAAGCTTCATTCTGATATTGTCACTCCATATCCCAAGATTGACAAGATCTTCAACCAAATGCTTATTGATAATTGCATATTCACCGGAAAGTGTATTTCTCTTGTAAATGTTTGCAGTGAATGGTTCAAAACATTCATTGTTCCCAAGAATTTGAGCAGTAGAAGCAGTAGGCATAGGAGCAACTAACAAAGAGTTTCTCAAACCGTGTGTCTTAATTTCTTCTTTAAGTGCTGAAAAATTCCACATACCTGAAAGATCATTCTCAGTTAATCCCCAAAGATCATATTGCAATAACCCTTGAGACGCTGGGGATCCTTCGAATGAAGAATAAGACCCGTATTTCTTTGCTAAATCATTTGAAGCTGTCAATGCTGCAAAATAAATAGTCTCAAAAATATCTTTGTTTAATTTACGGGATTCATCTGAATCAAAAGCAATACCCATAATAGCAAAAGTGTCTGCTAAACCTTGAACACCTAATCCGATAGGACGATGTTTGAAGTTAGAATTTGATGTCTCTTCTGTTGGATAATAGTTGATATCAATTACTTGATTGAGATTGACAGTAGCCTGATAAGTAACATCAAACAAAGCTCTAAAGTCAAACTTGCGAAGCTTTTTATCCTTCTCTCTTACTTTACCTGATGGAATTAAGACATATTTAGGCAAAGCAATAGAGGCAAGATTACATACAGCAGTTTCATTCTTGTCAGTGTATTCAATAATTTCAGTACAGAGATTTGAAGACTTGATTGTTCCAAGATTCTTTTGATTGCTCTTATAATTACATGCATCTTTGTAAAGCATATAAGGAGTGCCAGTTTCAATCTGTGAATCAAGAATCTTTTCCCACAATTCACGAGCCTTGACAGTCTTTAAACCCTTACCTTCAGCTTCATATTGTTCATACAAAACTGTGAAAGCTTTATTATCTGGTGAATCGTAAGCATCGATCAAACCTGGCACTTGTTCTGGTGAAAATAATGTCCAGTTGCCATTCTGCTCAACTCTTTGCATAAATAAGTCAGGTATCCACAAAGCTAAGAACAGATCTCTTGCTCTCATTTCTTCCTTACCTTGATTCTTGCGAAGATCTAAGAAGTCATAAACATCTCCATGCCAAGGCTCAAGATAAACAGCAATGGATCCTTTACGCTTGCCACCACCCTGATCAACATATCTTGCTGTCTCATTAAAGACACGAAGCATAGGGATAATTCCATTAGAATGTCCGTTGGTGCCCTTGATATAACTACCTTTAGCGCGGATCTTATGAATGTTGATGCCAATACCGCCTGCTGACTGAGAAATTTTGGCACAGTCAGATAATGTCTTATAAATACCTGGAATAGAATCATCATCGACATCTAGTAAAAAACAAGATGACAATTGAGGTCGATTTGTACCAGCATTGAAAAGAGTTGGAGTGGCATGGGTAAAAAGACCTTGTGAAAGCATATCGTAAGTCTTTTGAACCATTTCTAAATTGTCACGCCAGATTCCAACTGCAACTCTCATGTATAGATGCTGAGGAGTTTCCGCTGCTTTACCATCAACTTTAAGCAAATAAGATTTTTTCAATGTCATGAATCCAAAGAAATCAAAATTGAAATCACGATCATGCACAATCATTGCATCAAGTTCATTTGCATGGTTTTGAATTACTGAATATACTTCATCAGATATCATTCCAGACTTTTCGCCAGTTTTAGGATTGATATATTCATAGAGCTTTGTGGCAACTCTGGAGAAATCTTTTTCTACATCCTTGTACAGAGCAGTAATAGCAATACGAGCAGCCAACTTACCATAATCAGGATGGGTAGTAATCATAGAAGCAGCAGTCTCAGCACTTAATTGATCAAGCTCTGTGCTGCTTACACCATCATAAAGACCAGATACAACCTTAGTGCTGACAAGATCTGGATCAACCATATCGTGCAAACTATAAGTTAGCTTCTTAATCCTGGAGCCAATTTTTTCAAGCTTAAGTGGCTCTTTTGTTCCATTGCGCTTTAAAATATCCATACTTAGAAATCCTCGTCAAATGAGATTTGTTCTTTAACTTCACCAACACCACTTTTGACATAGTCAGCCACTCTCTTCTCAAAGAAATTGGTTTTATTAGCCATAGCAATATTTTGCATAAAGTCAAACGGGTTCTCAGCATTGTATATCTTGCCAACACCAAGATCCATCAGTAGTCTATCAGAAACATATTCAAGATATTGCTTCATAAGATTTGAATTCATGCCAATCAAGCTCACTGGCAATGCTTCTGTGATAAATTCTTTTTCAATAACAAGAGCTGAATCGATAATCTCAATTAATCGCTCTTTTGATAATTTATTTTCAACATGATTATTGTATAGATGAACAGCAAAATCTGTATGCAAACCTTCATCACGGGAAATTAATTCATTGGAAAAAGATAAACCTGGCATTAACCCACGCTTCTTTAGCCAGAAAATTGAACAGAAAGATCCAGAGAAGAAAATTCCCTCAACAGCAGCAAAGGCAACAAGGCGCTCGACAAAAGATTCAGAACCAATCCACTTAAGTGCCCATTCTGCCTTCTTCTGAACAGCTGGAACGGTATCAATTGCATTGAATAAATAATTCTGTTCTTCTTTATCTTTGATATATGTATCAATCAAAAGAGAATAGGTTTCTGAGTGGATGTTTTCCATCATAATCTGGAAACCATAGAAAAATTTAGCCTCTGTGTACTGCACTTCAGAAACGAAATTTTCAGCTAAGTTTTCATTTACAATGCCATCAGATGCAGCAAAGAATGCTAAGACATGCTTGACAAAATGTTTCTCACCTTCATTCAATTTATCCCAATCTGTCAAGTCTTGGGATAAATCAATCTCCTCAGCTGTCCAGAAAACTTGTTGAGCTTTCTTGTAATAATCCCAAATATCATGATGCTGTAACGGAAACAAAACAAACCTATTTTTATTCTCTTCTAGTATCTTTTCCATAATTTTTGACAATAAAAAATATCTGAAGCAATTTATCAGATATTCTTATATACCTTCCTGTTATTTATCGTGCGGGTTATTTTTCTAATAGTCAAACATCTTCCAATGCTTCTGGTCTTAATTTGCGTAATATTTCTACCACTTCAAAAAGATTCTTTTGAGCAATGTTTCGTTTCAATAGATAGTTTACCATATCATCGACAACTTCGCTAAAATCTTTTTCAGTGACATTGCTTATATATTTTGCACATTTTATAAATGCTGCATCAAATATATATTGAGATTGCAAATTATTAGTTTCAAAAAACGTATTTTTCACTTTATTAAATGAAATATTAAATTCACCTTTGTACGCCATGGCAACACTTCTCAATGTAGTCCACGGAGTGTAAGATCTGTACTTTATATTCTGATCACCAGAAGACAATTCCTGAGTAAATGTTAAATCACTTGGTAGTTTTTCACCAATCAAAAGCTTCCTGACTAAATCTTTTTTGAGTTTTTCTGAGTCGTTTGAATTCATAGTAATTATCACCACTGCAGCGTAAAATTAGATTCTCATTTAGCAAATCTGTATCAGTCCACCAAACATGTTCTATCTTAGCCATTTGCAAGGCTTTTTCACAATTGGGGCAAGGTTTAGCCAATCTAAATTTGCCATGTCTATTAATTCTGATACTTAATATAATAAGATCATCCTCTATACTTGATAAATCTAATTTGGATATAACATCACATTCTGCATGAATATATGGATAGTTTTTCCATTTTTCAATGTTCCACATTCGTCCTATTCTCAAGGCACTTTTAGAACCAGATGTTTCGTTATTCTTGCCCCACACTAATACTTTATTTTTTCTTATGGCAAAAGCATAATGAAAACAAGGTTTTGATTGATCAGATTTCCAATCATCAAATGCTATTTTCAATGCACGTCTTAATGCCAAACTATTCATTACAATGCAAATTTTATGTCAATTGCGAAGATTCTGGTAGATATACCCTTTGCCTTTTTCCCCGCAATTTCTGCACTATATTCCGATTGTCTGCAAATAAGAACAGAGCCATTTGTTAACGATTCTACTTCTCTTGACGCTAATCTAAATGCTGACATGACTGAAGAGAGAGCAGTTGGTCCCACAGACAAAACTCTTACATACTCATGTTCTTTTAAAACATGCAAAATGCTTCTTGATAAACCTATAGGATCAGTTGGTCTTCTGGAATCATCAGGATCATTAGGATCTCCACCTCGTGCTTTGAGAATCCTAGGATCTGTAATTTTTGGTTTCTTTTCATTGTTTGCAATTTTGTTTACTGGTTCTTCAATTATATCCATTTTTTTATCCTTCTAGCCCAACTAAAGCCATCTTATTCTTTACATTTTCAAGTGCTTCTTGAAATTCAGTTAATGTACAATTGTAAACTTTAGGATCGTACTTAATATCCTTTGTACCGCTTAATGCTGAGTTGATAATTTTAAATTCAATTTCGTTCATGCTGTAACGCATTAGATTTTGGATTTTATTTTTGTCTTCTACATGATCATAATAACAATTTTCATCGTCATCTTCTTCAGACATGTATACACTCATTGCACGAGGTGAAATTGTTTGGTAATTTGGATAGAGTTCATTGAATTTTTGAAATAACATAGAAGAGTGTTTTGATAAAAAATGTTTCTTTAATGCTAAAAGAGTAATAATTTTTTGACAAACTTCGCAACCATTTTCTGTTTTATTATCACAATCTGGAAGACATTCAAATGTTCTTGGCATTTTGTGAGACTTGCAAAATGGACAATGAGAAATATTATCTAAATGAATATTAATATTTTCTAAATGAAGCCATAGAATTTCACTATGATGATTTAAGATGTGTGTGGAAAGTGGATTTACCCATTTTTCACAAATTGGACATTTTTGTGATGGATTTCTTTTGCCAGCATTGTCAGCTTTAACTAAATTGATATAATTATGTTGTAATGCGCCAATAAAATAATTCTTAAATTCACCAGAACCATCATAGCGAGACTTTTTTCTTGCTCCTCTTGGTTTCCAGTTTGACAAAACATTGCAGAAAATTCTAATATAGTCTTGAGCAAAATCTTCTTGAGAATCATATAAATAATGATATTGATTCCACCACTCTTGCATATGTAGCATAGGTGGATAAAGTTTACAAATATCTTTATAGTGTTTGTCTATTAGAATCTTATTTCCAGAAACTAATGATTTTTGATAACGTAAAATTGCTTGCTCTAAATTTTCTTGAACTTTTAGGTGCTTTATATCATTTAACACAAAAGAACCCTCCCCGATAATAAAAATATTATAGTGCTGGAGGGTTGATTTGTAAACTACTTTGAATGCTTGATGTCTTCTATAATCAACACTAAGCTATTTTTACCAGTAAATGTGTCAATTTCAAGAGTGTAAACAAGATCTACTACATCATCAACCTTAAAACTATCAATTAAATAACCTCTGCGCCAAGCATTTGCAGATATCCAAGATTTTCCATCTGTAAATTTAATTTTTAAATGCTTGCCTTGTGATAATGGTTTTAATTCTGATATTTTAATACCCTTGGTGAAAAATAAGGGATTTGGATTTTCAGCACCGAAAGGAGCCAATCTTAATAAGTGATTGTATGTTTTATAATTTAGATCACCAAACATGAGTTTTGAATCTACTTCAATCTCTTTTATATTTGTTGGATCACCAATAACATTTGATGCATATTCATTCAATGCATCTCTCATTGCTGGAATATTATTAATAGCAAGTTCAAATCCAGCTGCAAAAGCATGTCCACCACAAACAGTTGAACCATCTGCTCTTTTCTTAAACAATGCCCATGCTTTTTCAGATTTCAATGCATTCAAGATGTTAAAGTTTCGAGTGGAACGACAAGAACCTTTTGCATATCCATCAGTTTTAAAAGAACACACTAAAGTAGGTTTATTATAAACTTCTGCTATTTTCCCAGCAATCAAACCAATCAATCCTGGATGCCAATCATCTGCACCAAGTATTAGTATATGTTCCTTTTCTAAATCAAAGTTTTTTTCAACGTATGCTACAGCTTGTGCAATATTTTCTTCTTGTTGTTTTTGTCTTTTAGTGTTTGCATTATTCAATGTATTTGCTAAAGACTTTGCAATAAAATCATCTTCAGCCAATAACAAAGATAAAGCTGTTCCAGAATCAGCCAATCTTCCAATAGCATTAATTCTTGGACCTATTTGAAATCCAATACTTGTTGTGGTGACTTCCTTGACTCCAGCAACTCGTAAAAGTTCTTGTATTCCAGGTTTTGTACTTCTGCTTAAAATTTTACAACCATAGTCTACAATTATGCGATTTTCATCTAACATTGGAGCAACGTCAGCTACTGTACCCAAAGCAGCAAATTCAATAAGATCATCTATCAAACTCATAATATCCATCTTGCGAGTTTTAGCTAATCCGAGCATTAATTTAAATGCAATACCACACCCTGCAAGATAATCAAAAGGATATCTCTTAAAATCTTCAGTTTTATGAGACTTGAAATGTTCTCCAGGATAGTTAGGGTCATCTCTGTTAGGATTCACAACCCCAATACAATTTGGTATTTTTCCATCATCAGAAGGATGGTGGTGATCTGTGACTATCAAATCTAAACCACATTTTTTAGCATATTCAGCTGTTTCAAATGCAACAATTCCACAGTCCACAGACATGAGCAATTTAGCTTCACGAGAAATGGCTTCATCTACAGAATGAACTTTGATATCATATCCATCTTCCATTCTGTGGGGAACTTTATATTCAAGATTGGCTCCCATCTTTTTAAGTGCTGTGACAACAATAGCAGTGGAAGTGATTCCATCAACATCGTAATCTCCCCATACAAAAATCTTTTCCTGATTGTCAATAGCATAATTAATTCTGTCTACAACAGGTTTGAAATCTGGCAACAATGACGGGTTGTGCAAATGTTTGATTTCTGTTTTAAGAAAATCATTAGCATCTTCAAGATTTGTGATTCCTCTTACTGCTAAAACTTTGGCAATTGTTGCTGGCATTTCAAGATCAAATGCTAACTCGTCTACAAGACCATTATCAGCTTTTTTGAGTTTCCAAATTGTTTCCATTATATTTTTACCAATAAGTCCTGTTGACCAGAAGATATCATTTCCTTTATAGACTCATCTAAAAAAGAAATATCATACTTGCTAGCAAAATCATCAGGGTCCATACCTTTAGGCAATAAAACCCTATGAGCTTTTAAAGAGTATTCTTTAATTTTAGATAGTATTTTTTCTGATGCAATTTTACCAGCATCATCAGAATCCATTATCACTATAATATTATCGCAATATCTTGCTGCTAAAGCAATTTGATAATCTGATATAGAAGTGCCACACAATGCACATGTATTCTGATACCCATTATCGTAAAAACTATACACATCAAAGTATCCCTCTACTAAGATGATATAGTTTCTTATAATTGCTTCTTTTTTAGCATTATTTAGAAAAAATAAATTTCTTGTTTTTTGATAAGGCTCATTTATCCATTTGCCTTTATTCCATTTATTAATTCTGTCTTGACATTTTGCCGGTTCATGACTATATGAATCCCAAAATGATTGAACAGTCATTTCTGCTGCTTTTGGAATTTGGCGACCAGCTAGAGCAATAATTTTTCCATCAACATCACAAATGGGAACTATTAATCTTCCCCTCAATAATGGAAAATGATATCTAGAATATGATGGACAAAATCCCACTAAATTATCATCTACTATTCTTTTGGATAAATTTCTAGTAGCATAATATTCTTGGGCAATGTTACTATCAGATAAATTACGAGTAAATTGATTATAATATGCCTTGCGATCTTCCATCTTGTGATTATCTCACATTAAAGGAACTTTAGCAACTAACGTATAAAACTTAAACCAGAGTAAGAATCTTTTCTTTATTAGGAATTTTGTCATGGATTTAAATGAATATATTGATTTTATAATTGTTGCTGAAGAACTTGACAAGTTGGGAAGATATGCTGAAGCTGACAATCTTGTAAGATTAGCTCAATTTCCAAATATGAACCCACAAGGCTTTGGCGGTTTTGGTAATATGGGGGCTGGAAATGGCAATTTATTTACTCCACAAATGCAAGGAGCTGCTATAGGTGGAGCTCTTGGTAATGCTGCCTTTAAGAGTCCTGTTGGAACTGCAATTGGAACTTTATTGGGAAGTGAAATTGGCAGAAAACAAGGGAATGAAATTCAGCAAAGAAATATCCCATCTGAACAAAAAATTCAAAAATTAAAAGAAGAATTAATCAAATTACAGGCACAACCAGAACCAAGAAATTATGTCAAAATGCAAGAATTGCAAAGACAAATCACAACTGAAGAAAAAATTCTCAAAGACACTCAAGCTCTAAGAGCACAAAATCAACCTCAGCCAGCAACACAAACTGCCAATCAAACAGGATTACCTGCATCAGCATCATTAGACCAATTAAAAGCATACAACGCAGCAAGAGATGCTAAATCGTTTGATGAATTGCAAAAATTAGTAGCGAATTTCACTTTAGCAGAACAAGCTTTAGCATTTAGATTCTGGAATTTAAAATCTCAACAAGCAGCAACTCAAACTCCAGGGCAACCAGCTGGACAATTGCAAGCTACACAAATGCCACCTGCTGTAAATAATATTCTTATGAGTATGTTGTATGACTCAGCAATGACAACTCCACAAGCTATCTGGACAAAAATAAGTACTTCTGAACAAATTCCAGAAGGATTGAAAAGAGCAGCATTTGATGAATTCTTAAAACTTAGAAGTAATCAGATTTACGGAGCTCAACAAGCACAAGCACCTGTAACAGCACCACAGTTTACACCAGCAGAAGATGCAGAAATTAACAAATTAGTATCTCTTGCTTTCGGGCAAGAATCAGGACGAAAATTTAATTTTATTAAAAATAAATTCTTAAGAGATCAAATTACAAAACCAATCTACGATGAAGCAATTAAGAGACTAAGAGAGAAAGTTACATTATTGCAAAGTATGAGATAAAAGTAAAACAAAAATCCCCTCCGAAGAGGGGATTTTTTTATTCTAGCATTTCTTTTGCAGCATCATCAAACGAGATTCCATCATCGTCTTCTTCATCAAATGGATCTGTGATGTTTTCCAGTTCTGATGGTGGACCTTTTTTAACAGCAGCAAGAAGATCATCAAGTGGTTTTCCCAACACTTTAAGTCTTCCACAGATATACTCAAAGGCAGTGGTAGAATTGTCTCCACGAGTACGTTTTTCTGGAGAAGCTTGACTCATAAGAAGTTTTACAAATTCATATGGGTCTTTGGATTCTACTACTTCGCCAGTATCAACATTTGTATAAATAAACTTCTTGCGAACTTCTTTGATATATTCAAAGCCTTTAGCTTTTGCACGATAAAGAAATTCATCTACAGGATTGGTGTTGTCATCATCGGTAAACATGATCTTAAAAATACCAGTAAGACCAGGAGTTCCATAGCGAGTTTTCATCACTAGTACTTTTGATTTACCGCCAATGATTACATCTTGACCAGCTTCATCCTTTTTGGTTACCTGACCATTTGCTCCGTTGATTTTATTAATCCATAAACGCATATGGGTAAAGTAATTCATAGCATTACCGCCAGATGCTTGCTTTACCATGGAACCAGGCATTGCACCAGCACCCATATAAAGTTGGTTGATAAGAACAACAATAGTTCCAGATGTAGCTGTTTTAGCAGTAAGATCTTTTGTTAATCGCTTGACAAAACGAGCATGGAGACCAATTGTCTGTACTTGCTCCATTGATTTTGCAAGTTCATCTTGTGGAATCATTGCAGAAACAGAATCTACAATAATAACAGAATAATCACCAGTGTCTGCCATATACTTAAGAAGTTCGCCATACTTTTCAGCAGAACCAACATTTTCAACAAGAACAAGGTCTTTAACACTTACACCACAGCTGGTTGCACGTAAAGGATAGTATGAATTTTCAATATTGAAAAATGCACATTTTTTGCCTTGCTTTTGCGCTTCGGCAATAAGTTTGTACCCTAACCAAGTTTTTCCAGATTGTGATTCACCACAAAATTCAACAAGAGTGCCTGAAGGTATACCCATACCAGCACCCAAAATTGAATCAACTTCAAAAACTCCAGTTGGAATAAACTCAATCTCTTCGGTGTCACCAGACTTGATGCATTTTTCATCAATGCCTAATGACTTCATTTTTTGTTTCAATAACCGAAGCTGATCAGCGCTAATTACTTCTGATAAATTGTCTTTTGAATCTTTTGATTTAGCCATATAATCTCCTCAAAAAGGGGATGGTTTCCCATCCCCTTAGTAATATTAGTCGTTTAACCAGCCCATTGAATCTTCATCATCGTCGTCGTCATCTTCAACAACAACTGGCTTAGGAGCAACCTTAGCAGTTCGAGTTGGTTTGACAGGAACAACTTCTTCAACCTCATCATCTTCCACTACTGGAGCAGAGACTTTAGGTGGAGAAACTGTATATCCTGAATCAGATTTAGGCTTTGCTACAACTGCACTGGAAGATTCTCCCTTAACAAGAGTGTGCTTGAAAATCTTATGCAAAGGATAACCGTATGCAAAGAAGTCATTCCACTCAGGCATTGAAGGATCTGATTTACGATCAAGAGCATACTGTGTACGCTCAGTTTCGAGTTCTTCAGGAGTAGGCTCACCAGCTTTGCGTAGTAATTCAACCATTTCGTCATCTACTTCAACATTTTTGGATTCAAAGTAAACATCGTATTCGACAGACAAAGGTGGTTGTTTGCCAGTAGCTTTGGCAGTGATTTTTACACAAGGAGATAAACGGGAACCATAATGGCGAGAATCATCTTCGCCATCCCATTCTTCATCTTCGTAATTGCCTTGAGTCTTCTTAGCAATTTCAGAAAAGATAGCCTTACCCTTCTTGAGAATCTTTACTTTCCATGTGCCATCTTCTTGACGCTCAAGAACATTCTGTGCATACTGGGTTGTGAAGATATAACCCATCTTGCGCCAAGGGCATTGATCTGGATCATCATGTCCAATGCGGTTGAATGACTTGTTGACATCAGCATCTGGAAATGGAACCTTCATAGTCTTGCCACGAAGTTCTGGATCGTTGTTAGGATTAGGCACATATACCTTGTCGGTATATTCATGGAACATATAAGGATCGCCAACAAGTTTAAGACGACGAGTAACCTTAGGAGAGTCTTTAACAGACAGGTTTACAATAATGTCTTGTAACTTAGGGAAGGAATTCTGCTGCGGACGAGCAGGGTTGGAAGCAAGCATCTGAGATGCTGAAACACGTCGAATCATTTTCAAACTCCGTTCTGGGGAACACAGGTCCCTCTTCAAATATATTACTATATGTTGATGGCTTTTGCAACAGAAATGGAAAACTTATTTCATTCTTCCATTTCTAGTTCTTACACTAGCACTATCATTATTATACTGCTTTAACGATGGTCGATCCTTACTGTAAAGAGAAGACAAACCTTCATTGTTAAAGCTTTGATTGATTCTTGAAAGAGCTTGATGTTCTCTCATTAATCGATCCATTTGAGTTGCAGCAAAATCAATATTTTTCAATACTGCTTCTGTGTAACTCAAAAGTCTTTTGGCATGTGATAATGCCACCGAAAATGGACTTACTGTAAAAGTAGCTACTGCATCCTTATCAGGTTTAGTACCATTTGTCAACTTCATTGCTATTTCTCTCAAGTTTTTATGTGCTTGAAAGATCATTTCATAATGAGCATACACTATGGCAATGATTTCGGACAATCTTGTTCTATATTGTACTTGCAATGCATACATTGCAGCATGAGCTTCAAAATCAAAATCATGCTTGTTGGGAATTGAAATATCCCAAGTGGCAATTTCTCTTCTAATTTCAAATTCATTATAAACAGGCAAAGATGCAATTGCGAATTGCCATATTTCCACTTCTTCAGCAAAACTTTCTTCTGTAACTCCCTTGATTCTTTCAGCAATTTTTTTAGCAAAATCAGGGTCAGTCCAAGGAGTTATTTCTGGTAAAGGTTTCCATTCGAAATCAGCTAAAAGAATTGTGTCATCATTTTCTTCGCTTATATTTTCGTCATCTTCTTCTGTATATAAATTGCTCATAGCATTTCCTCAATCAAATAAATTGTCACTTAATAATGTATTGAATTTATTCGTACTTTTTGTTGGTTTGTCATTTACTTTATTAGACATTATTTGATCAATTGATAGTGAATTTTTATCAGCTAATCTTTTAAGCCTTGCAGCATTCTTTTCTTCTAAAGTTCTTTGAGTAACTATTTCATCCCAATGTACCATGAAGTCTTCCAGATATTCAAATTGTAAGATATCAGTTAAACAATCTAATGCATTATGTTCAGCCAAAGCTTGAATCATCATTCGGTTAGGTCTTGTACGATAGCAAAGATCCTTGATATCTTCGTAAGGTTGATTCTTTATGATATCTTCAGCACGAGCACCTACACCCTTGACTGCAGATAATGGAAGAATAATCTCACCTTTAGTGTTTACCATAGTATCAAGACCAGACTCATTAATATTAGGTTCCTTGACAACTATTTTATCAATTTGACATTCTCTTCGCAATATGGCAAGTTTATCTTCATCCAAACGGTCTATTTGAATACAAGATCCAAGCCATTCTGAAGGATAATAATATCTTAACCATGCAGTGAAATATGATAACAATGCATATGCACATGCATGGGATCTATTAAATGCATATCCGCCAAACTTTGCCATTAATTGAAGAACAGAATCAACTATTGTTTCATCTACACCCTTTGCGATACTTTTTGTCTTGAAAAGATTACATGCATCATCAAAGTCTTTGCCTGATTTTTTCGAAATAGCTTTTCTTAATTTGTCAACTTCAGTCCAAGTGAATCCAGCCATATCACGAGCCATTTTCATAGCTTGCTCTTGATAAACCATAATTCCATATGTCACACCCAAGTGTTGTTTGATAACAGGATGGTCATAATGAACACTTTCAGGGTTTTTCTTTCCAAATGCATATTGTGGAATAAAATCCATAGGACCAGGACGGTAAAGAGCAGCAACAGCAATCAAATCTTCAATATTAGATGCTTCAACATCTCTTAGAGCCTGTTGCATTCCCTTAGACGCAAATTGAAAAACAGATGCAGTTTTACCTTTTGCATAAATGTTCTTAAAAATCTTAGGATCTTCCAAATCGATATCTTTAAACTCTATCACTTTTCCATGCAATCTTTTGATGTGCTGTAAACACAATGAGATTTGTTGAAAAGCTGCCAATCCTAAGAAGTCATACTTAACAAGACCCATGCGTTCAACATTTTTCATGTCATATGCTGAACACAAGTTTCCTTTAGAGTTTTCAATAGGTGCATGCATAAATATAGGTTCAGATGAAACAAGCACACCACTAGCATGAACACCAAAGTTTGAAATGGTGCCTACAAGGTGAATAGCATTGTCAATTTCTGTCTTCCATATTTTGTAATAATGGACAAACTCAGAACTTTCTTGAATAGTATCTTCAATAGTAGATCCAGGCTTTTTGGATATAAGAGCAGATATCTTCAATGCTTCAGAATGAGTGTAATCTCCATGATGATTGGTAAATCTTTCACTAGATTTTAGACACCCAACCACTGCAGCTTTAGCACCATACCTGCCCCATGTTCCGATTTGTGCAACATGCTCATCTCCAAATCTGTGCTTGGTCCAGTCAATTACATCTGCTCTTTTAGAATCATCAATGTCTGTATCGACATCAGGAAGAGCAGCAATTTTGGAAATTCTTAAACCTTGTTCAGGCAAATCTTCCGTAATACCAAGAATAACAGAAGTCCAAAGTTGAGATTCATTAACTTTTGTTTTAATCCCCATTTTTGAAAGACTATAAACGTATGCACATAAACCTTGATTTTCTAAAACCCACAATTCTTTTTCAATGTCAGGTTCTTTATCAATATAGTCAGGATTTTGGCTCAACCAAATTTTAGAAACCTTCTTGAGTTTTTGAACAAAAGGCATTTGATCAACATGAGAATATTTCTCCATCCATTGATTCACAGGATATTCTGAACAATCAATCTTATATTGAGTGCCACGACCAGGATTGAGAAATCTTTCAAACATAAGATTCCAACGAACAGGATCAACATTGCAAACTTCTAAACAGAAATTTACCAATGACCCTACACCAGAACCACGAATTCCATAGTGAATGTCTCTACCTTTCATAAATTCAACCATTTCGCGTTGAATTAAGAAATAGTCAGTAACGCCCATGTGCCAAATCTGAGTTAGTTCATAATGTAACCGAGCTAAATACTTCTTATTTGCACCAAAACCAGCAAGTTTTAGACCATTCAAACATAGGTATGCCAAGTAAGCTTCATTATCTTTGTAATAAGGAAGCTTAGAGTTCTTGAATTTTCTGAAATCTGGATCATCAGGAATATTAGCTTTTGGAAGTAAGTGGGGAACATCCAACTTTAAGAAGTCTTCCACCATCTCGGAAATGAGAACAGAGTTTTTCAAAGCTTCTGGTGCACCAACACCAAACACTTTTGTCATGTCATCATAAGATTTCAAAAAGAACTGGTGAGAAGAGTATGCTTCTTTTTTGCCACCCTTCTTCTCAGCACCTGATCTGGAATCTCTTTGATCTCGCATTTGAATAAGAACATCGTGCAGTTCCCAATCAAGCTTATCTAAATAATGAACATCATTTGACGCAACAACTGGAACGTCATATTTTTTAGCTAAATCTAAAAGATGTCCCATGTTATGTTTCTGTTCTTCAATACCATGATATTGAAGTTCAACAAAATACCTATCATCAAATAAAGACTTGAATTTATCAACAACACTGTTAGCAGTAATAAGGTCATCTTTCATCAAAGGTTGATTTAGTTCAGATGCAAGACAGCCCGAAAGAGCAATGACACCTTCAGAATGCTTTTCAATACATTCCCAATCAACTCTTGGAGAATAGTGAAAAGCTTCAGGATCATTTCCTAATGCTGACAATGAGAGTAAGTTTTTATAACCCTTTTCATTTTGAGCCAAAAGAGTAAGGTGATTTAATTTTCTTCTTCTGCCATCTTCTGTTTTAGATTTATCAAATCTATCAGGACAGGTATACACTTCAATACCAATTATTGGCTTAATTGGATCTGTAGTACTTGGAATCTTACAGTTTTCTACAAACTCAATTACACCGCCCATTTTTCCATGGTCAGTGATTGCTGTAGCACGAAAACCCATCTCTCTAGCCTTGTGAGCATATGCTTTTGGAGATGGTAAAGCATCTTGTATTGAAAAGTGAGTATGAGCATGCAAATGCACAAAATCTTTATTGTTACACATAATTCCCCCGAATAAGCCCCGTCATAGACAGTCATACACTTATTGATGATAGGTTAGTGATAATACAGAATTATTCTCTGCTATAAAACCATTCTTGCCATTATGATACTTCCTTGGATCAAGATTTGCAAGAATTATTTTGTCATTTCGCTTCAACTCTTTGGGTCTCAAACAAAGAGGTAATCGATCAAATTCATTTAAGAAATAAGAATTTGGAATTTGTTTTAAAAGTTGGTAATAATTTTCCTTAGCAATAATTCTATATCGCCAAGGATCTGTTTGATTTTGCATTATGTGAGACAATACTTTGGAGTCATAACCATTGCTCACAACTTCAAAATTCCTTGATTTAACCACCATCTGAGATGATTTAATTGCATTTCTGACTGATGACTCACTTTGACCTGTATTTTTGCATATGGTTGAAATACTAATAGGTCTATGGTCTTCGTATCTTGAAGCAACAATAGCAATAAATATTTCTCTAATTTGCTTTGATGAGCAATTGTGAAATATCTTAATTGGAATTTTTATAGGCTTACATCTAGTAATATCAGGACTTAATCTTTTGATTATAGAATTTATCCCTAGCAAGCCTAACTGTTTTTTTCCATGTTTACCATAAGGTTTTCGCCAATATGTATTTTCACCCTTGGATATTTTTGTATATGCCCAAGTTGATTTCAATGACAAAACTTTGTTGGTGATATTTAATATATCAGCCAGATTCACAATACCATTTCCTTCAATGTCAATCTTTTTAGATAAAAGCCAAATAATATACAAATCAGCCTCATTGTTTTTTAAACAACTAGCTGCTATTTCTGGATATATTATAAGATGCTTGTCAATCATTGAATTATATTAGAAAACTTTTCCAACTCTCTTTCTACACCAGCTCTGATAATATATTTATCTATTTCTTCATCTTCCAAGTCTGGAAAGGATGCTGACAACATTGTTTTCAAGATATTGTATTTTGCAGCACTTGAGCCTTTGATAATAACATTAATTGAAATCTCTTGGGGTGGATTTCTAAATGCTTCTTCAATTTTTTCTACTATTTCTTGTCTTGGAGCAATGTTCAAATTAAGATTGTGATTCATTGTACTTTAGCATCTTTTCTTTTGATTGTTTACCAAAATCTTTCCACACTTTGGTCAAGTTTTTATAGTCTTGCTTTTCAGTGAGAAGTTCAATTTCTTTATAAACAGATTCTACCCAATTGAAATCTTCATCATTTATATTTACTAATCTTAAGAACTTTTTAGATCTGTCACTAAATGCAATAAGGAAGTTTGTTTCGGACAAACCACCAGGAAATTTATTTTCATTTTCTTTATTGAGATAATCATTAATAGTAGACTTAAATTCATTTACCAAATATTTGAAATCTAAATTGGTAGTTTCAACTTCAATACCAGAATATGAAGAAATTTTCTGGATTGCTTCAATAAAATTCAAGCCTTCAACATTTTGAACTAGTTTGATAATATCCCCAGTAGCACCACAGCCAAAACAATTATATCGATTTGATTCTGTGTTCACTCCAAAAGAAGGATTAGAATCATCATGATTTGGCATTGGGCAACAAGTATTTGCCCAATTAGACATCTTGGAATCAACGAAATCAGAATTGTATTCGTCTTCCATATAGTTAGCAATAGAAACTGTGCTAATTAATGTATCTATGTATTGCCTAGTGATTTTTTCCATTATGAAAGAACCCAATCTGCAAGGTTGATTTCTTCTTCATCATCATCTTGGACTCTCTCAAATCCAATTTCTTCCACTTCATCTAATTTCTTGGGATGCAATGGAGTTTTGCCACCAGTAACTTCAGAAGTTGATTTTACAGTGACATTTCCACTAGCTGCAGTATGATAACCCATTATAGTCTCTTGCTCTTCAGGTGTCATTTCTTCAACTTTGTTATATTCTGGATTCATTCTTACTGGAAAAGGATTGAACCAAGCATCGCGCATTTTAACAGGATGAAATACACAATATCCCTTTTCACGATTAGGTTCCATTGCAATAGCATATGTGCAAAGGTGCATTAAGTTTTGTCCACCAGAAGCAGCAGCTTGATCATAAGACATGAATTTATTAGCTTCTTTGGACTTTCTAGAATCTCTGATAGTTTCTCTGTTTATCTGTTGTGCTGTGATAATTGGAATGTTGTATCTTTTAGCCATTTTGAATAATTCTGTAATTGCTTTAGATTGATTTTCCCAGTCTTTTGCACCATTGACAGCATTCCTAACAGTCATGTTACCTATGTAGTCAACAACTAACATATCTGGTTTGCCTTTAGTAGCAATCAATTCTCTGATTTTTTGATCAATATACTCAGGAGTAGGATCTTCCATGTTTACATCGTATTCAAAATAAGCTCCGGATTTAGAATCATTCAACCCATCAACAATAGACTTTAATTCATCTGGAGACAAATTATTATCTTTGAGTTGAGAATATGGAATTTCAAATGACAGAGATATATGCCTTAATAGACATAACCAAGAGTTCATTTCAAAAGACATGTAAAGAACATTCTTTTTATTTTTTCTGTGAGCATGAATAGCAGAATTCAAAAGCATTACAGATTTTCCACCAGAAGAAGGAGCTAAGAAAACTACAATCTGACCTGGTAACCATCCAAATGTCTTAGTATCGATGTTGCTAACACCACATTCAATACCCTTAAATAATTCAGGATGATTTATTCTTTTATCATATTCATTTCTGAAAAAATCACCAGATTGAGTGACATCAAATGAATGTCTATCAGCACCAAATTCAGAAAGCTCTTCTTGAATTTTGTCTAGATTGTCTCTAATGACATTAACTGTTGATTTGATGTCCTGTTGAGTGAAAGAAGCATGACTTTCATCCAACATGTCAGTGAGGATGTTGTAGCACCTTCGCTCTTTTATCTGAGAAAGAACTTCATGAAAATCATTTTCATTAACTTCTGTATTTTCAATTTCTTCCCAAAGAGTGAGTACTTTTGCTTTTGATCTTTCTTTCACCTTAGGGTCATTAAGTTTTTGACCCAATACGTATGATGTAAATAAAGATCCACCTGACAATTCATAATACTTAAGGATTAAGTCAAAAATGCCTTTGGTGTATGAAACTGTTTCGCTTTCAGCAATATAATTGAAGTGATCTTTAGTAATATTTTTAGACAGCAATTTGTCCATACTTTTAGCACTTTTAGTGATATGGGCAAGTGCTAAAACTTCTAAATCATAGTGTTCTTGACTCATCTTTTACCTTACTGTCTGTGGTAATCGTATGTGAAGGCAATTCTTAATTAATGAATTCCAACCACTACCACCATTATAATTGAGTATATTTCCAAATGTCATTATAATGGATGGTTTGCCAGAATTCAATCTAGCTTTGGAAACTCTATCCAGCTGTGGAATTATTTGAGGAGGCATATATTGGTATATCTCCACCCCATCAATAGCAATAAAATCTAAATGCTTAAATTCTTCTAGTAAAGTATCTGCTTCTGATTTTTTGTCAAAATCAGACAATGTTTGAATCATATCAGCCCAATCATAATATTTAGCAGTGAGACCTTGCCTTATTGCAGATTGAACCAAAACACTAGCGATAAATGTCTTGCCAGAGCCATAACTTCCCTCAAACATCATAGAATGAAGATTGTTCCTGATGTTACCTGTGTGAGTGATCTTTATATTGACCCCATTGCAGATTTTATATAAATTTTTATCATAAAACTTCAACAATGAATAAACCATCTCACTTATTTTTTGTTGAGGACCAAGATCATTACCCAACGAGTCAGTGCGAGTGTTCCAATCATCTGAAGTTTTTTTATAAAAAAGTGAAGGCACATTTGCTCTTTGAAACAACTCAAGAAAAAACTTTTCCTTGGTACAAGTGCACATGACAGCTTTGCCTTGATAGTTTGTTGTGTAACCATTGTAGTCACACACAAAGCAGCCTTTGCCTTCTTTCATTCTTGCTAGCTTAGCATGATGCTTCATATCATCAACAGTAATTTTCAATCCTATTAAATCTTCAAAGATATCACTGTCGCTCATTATAAATCTTCCTCTTTAAAATCTGGCATGTTGTATTTTACATCATTACAAGAAGCATTTCTAGCACGATCTGAAGCCCATTTTCTTAAAGCTTCAATATCTTCTTTCATGAGCTTGGAAATGGGAACTGTATTCTCCAGAGATAAAAGAATATCATTTGTTGTGATTTCTCTTTTGTTGTCGCTAAATGCTTCATACAATGCAGATTCTATAGAGGATTCAATTTCAGCACCAGTATAAAATTGAGATTCTTTTGCCAGTGTAGATAAGTTAAATTTGTCAATATTTCTTCCACGTTTTTCAATGTGGATTTCAAATATTTTTTTTCTTTCTGTGAGATTTGGAAGATCAACAAAAAATATTTCATCAAATCTGCCTTTTCTCAATAATTCTGGCGGTAGGTTTGAAACATCATTAGCTGTTGCAATGACAAAAACTGGCGCTGTTCTTTCTTGCATCCAAGTGAGCCAAGAACCCAAAACTCTTGAAGTTGTTCCACCATCAGTAGATCCAGAAGATCTGGTGCCTGACATTCCTTTGTCGATTTCATCACACCATAATATGCAGGGAGCAACTGATTCTGCTACTCTAAATACCTGCCTCATATTATTTTCAGATGAACCTACCAGACCTGAAAATACTTTTCCCATATCTAATCTTAGCAATGGAAAATTCCAATAAGAAGATACAGCTTTAGCAAATAAAGATTTTCCAGCACCCTGAATACCTACAAGTAAAATACCTTTTGGACTTGAAGGAAGCCCATAATCCACTGCATCTTGTGAAAAAGCATTTTGTCTCTTGTAAAGCCAAGTTTTCAAGCCATCAAGACCACCAATTTTATCTAGATTTGTCTCTGGGTCAATCCAATCTAGCAAACCTGATTTCCTGATAATATCTTTCTTTTGCTGGGAAATAGCCTCATTAGAAAGTTCTGAATGTTTTATCATGCAATATGCACACACTTGTTCACATTCAGATAGTGTAAGACCACGAAATGAATTAACAATTGAATCTAATTCATCTTCAGTGTATTGAGTCTTGAATTTATCTGCAAGATTTTTTCTTTGGGATGCTCTTTTTAGCAAATCACCAATCTTTATTTTTATTTCAGATTTGCTAGGTAATGGATAATCAAGAACAGGAAGAAATTTTTCCAATTCTGAAGGTATTTCTAATGAATTGGAAATGATAACAAGAGTTTTATTTTCAGTAATAAATTGCTGAGAAAGATTCTTGATTTGCCTTATAATTCTTAATTCAATCTGATTCTTATAGTTATTGGAACCAAAAAATTTATTAAAATCTTTTACCACTAAAATTGCATATTTATTTTTTGGTACAACAAGATCTTTGAACCAAGTAAGAATTTCATCTTGATCTAGAATTCTTTCGTTTGGTTTTACAGGTAGAAATTCAGGATATGAAGAGTGTAAGCCAGATACTATATCCCATTGTAATAAATCCCAAGAAGGACTTGCATTTGAACATAATTCGTCAATTGCATCAACAACTCTGTTTTCTTCTTGGGTGACAAGATAAATGATAGGTCTTTTTGATCTGATCAATAAATCAAGTTCTTTAATTATTTCTTGGGAATCTAGTATATTCATTTTAAAAATTTATCGTATTTAAACCGTGGCTCTCCTGGGTAATCTTCTTCTCGCCACCATGATTCTTTGCTAAACTTCTTTGCTAAAAAAAACAAATCTCTCCAATTTAGCAAAGCAAATTCTGGTATGTAAGGAGATCGAGATATTGATTTTTGAAATATATCAGACAATATCTTTTTCTCTTCAACAGTTCCAGACTCAAATTTAGTAAACAACTTAGATAATCCAGCAACTACATTGTCATAAGATATATCTTTTTGATGAATAAAATAAGTGGCAGCAATAGGAATACCGTATTTTGCAAGAATTTCTTTTGATCTACCTTTATCATCCATGTCCTTAACTTCATTAAAAATATCAATCAAGCTAATATTAGCACTGGTAAGAACAACATCTTGGTAGAATTTATTCAAGAACTTTCGTAGATTCATCAGTAAAAATGAACCTACTGACTGTAGTAAAACAGAGTTATTCAAGAAGCACCAATCAATAAACTTTTTGGTCCATATTTGTTTGGGTAATTGATTTTCTTCCATGAAATCAAATATTTCATTAATAAGTTTGTTGTCAGAAATATATGTTATTTTGTATTTGCCTTTGAAAATTTTATAATATTCTTCTGCAAAATAATCGACAAAATTCTTACTGGACCAATTTTCTATAGAATCAGGCAAAGTCTTATCGTTCTTCTCAACCAAAGTAGTTTTCTTTCTCCGTTTGTTGGCAGCAAAAGGATTAGAAAGTTCAGATTGTGAAGGTACAGGTTTAGAATAAATTGACGTGACCATTTCTACTGTGCTATCCGTTTTTTTAAGACTCATTTTAACCATCTATTAGAGATTTTTGTTCTTCTTGGATTACATCATATGTTACAGGTGTCATGTTTGCAATACCGTCTTTTTTTGTAACCCTTATTATCTTGTTTGCTATTTTTCCAAAGATCTCTTGTCTATGAGTATTAAGAATTAATTGCAAATCATTTTCTTCGACATGGTATTTGATAAACTCAATTAGATTTTCCATTTTGCTATCTGCAGATACAGCAGACCATGATTCATCCAAAATGATAAATGCATCATGCTTCTTCATTTTAAGAAATGCTAATCTGGTCAAAGCACTTGCCACTTCAAGCAATCCACCACCACGGTCATCTATTCCAGTGACTAATTCTTCACCATTTGAATTGGAAACAATTTCAAAACTGATATTGAAACCAGATTTTTGTCCTTGTTCTCTTTGCTCTTCATGCTTGTTGAATTGAACACGATAATCGTCTCCGTAAATAAACTTAACACCTAAAGTTACAATACTTTCAATTGTATCAATAGCTGAATCGCGAATTTCTGTTGCTTTTGAAATCATCATCACTTCAGCCTTTTGAGTATAAGTTTTATCTAGTTTAAGCTTTTCAAGTTGAGTGTTTAATAAATTTAATCTATCAACATCATTTTTTTTCTGTTTTTCAAGATACTCTAAATGTCTGTCGATTTTGTCGTACTTTTGTTTAAGATCTTTCAGTGTCATTCTGCGTTTTTTATCTCGCTAAGAATTTGTTCTGCTTCGCCTAATTTTTCAACAAGAGTTTGATCAGTAGAGTCATATAAACTCTGGAGCTTGTTTACTCCAATCCCATATTTTGTTTTAACCTCTGTAGATGTATTTTTGAAATCTGTGAGAAGAACTTCAAGTTCTTTTTCTTTAATATCTTTAACAGTTTCAGCTCGTGTGATTTCATCTCGCAAAGCTTTTATTCGTTTTGTGTAATCTGCGATATCCATTTATGCCTCTGTCTTTTTAGTGTTGTTGTTGAACTTTATCATAGCATTTACAGCAATTTCAATTACTTCTTCTTCAACATCTCTCGCCTTTGCAAAATCTTTAATCGCTTCAATTTTGTCTTCCAAAGTTGTGTAAGACCATGTACCAGATTGAAATGATGCAGTTTGCTTTACAAATTCCTTAAGTTCTTGCTTTACAGCTTTCTCTTCTTTGATTTCTTCCAATCTGAAAACTTGCTCTGCTGGCAAGGCAGTTTTCAAAGGAATATATTCAATATTGTATGTATTTCCATCCAAATCGTATTCCATCAATACAACATAGATATCTCTTTCCAAATTGTCTTTTTTAGCAGATGTTCTTCCTACAGCCCCTGGATTGATGAACATTCTGCCATCACTTCTTTCCTGGGACATAGGTGTATGAATATGACCAGCAAACACAACTTGGGTATTAGGATGAAGTGGTAAATCCTTAAACATCGTGACTCGATACATACTGTTAGGCTTGTCTGATATAGCAGCATGACATGCCCAAATAACTGCAGGTTGAGTGGTCAAGAATCCATTTTCAAGACTCTCCTCAATATCTGGAATAAAATGAGCAAATGCTACGCTAAATTCAGCACAGTAATCCATTTTTTCAATGACATTTGCTTCAATCAAAGATCCTAAATCAGATTCCATGAGTGGATATGAACTTTCGATATCATGATTGCCCACAACAACGAATTTTCTGAATGACCATGGTTCTCCATTTTTTTGACTATGCAAATGTTTGATCAGAGTGTTTCTTGTTTTTGGTCCTGATAGCCTGTGGTCAAAAATATCGCCTAAATATATAACATAATCAACTTTATTAGCTTCCGCTATCTCTAAGGTTTCTAGAAATTTATTTGTCGATGTGAGCCAATATTCATCAATTCTATTGGCTGGATTTTTGTCTTTGCAATGGTTGTCACCCACAACAAGTGTTTTGATTTTTTTCAAATTAATTCACCACCAAATTTGTTACAAATATCGCAAACAATCTTTTCATCAATCAAGATAGTTTTGATTCTCTCATACTCTTGCTTATCAGTATCAATCTTGCTAGCTAAATTTGAAATTTCATTATTTTTAGTGTCAATCAAAGTTTTCTGGTCAGAAAAAAAATCAATAAACTTTTTCAAATCATTCAATTTATTTTTCAATGATTCAATGTCAGAAATTGATTGCACGAAGTTGTCATCACAAATGGCTGTAGCTTTTGAGATTTCAGTTTCAAGAGCTGCTTTATTATTGTTGTATTTATTTACTATTTTTATATATGCAGATAGATTTTTAAATTTATCTTCTAAAGTTTCCAAATCATTCAAATGATCAGACACGGAGTTTATTATTTTGTCACATTCGCCAATGGTGTTAGAAATTTCACGATTAGAATCTTTTAATCTTTGAAGTTTATCTATATATTCAGAAATCTGTTTGCAATCTTGCTCAATCAAAGTGCAATTATTTAAAAGTTCTTCAAGATTTATTTTGTGAAGTAAATCATTTTCTAAATCAGCGTATTTTTCATCAATCTCAGATTTAAGCTGATCATAATCTTTGGATTTTGATTTAAAAGATTTTTCAATTGTATGCACTTCAGATCCAAGATTTTTACCCACTTCTTCAAGATCTCCAATATTGAGAAGTTGAGATAAAGTTTTGGGCATAGATTGTGATGTCTGATCAATCAAAAATAATTTCTTCGATTGTTTGGCATAATACAAGGCTTTGTTTTCTTCATCTTTTGGTAAGTTCAGAAGAAAAGTATTTACAGCCTCAGGGTATTTTGTGCTAAAGTTTGAATACACAGTGAAGTTTTCATCTTCAGGATGTTTGAATTCAACTTTATTTACACTGTCGCCCTTGGAACGTGATATCACTCTGCCATCAGAAAATTCAACTGTTACTTTAGCAAACTTAGCCTTTGTTAGTTTATTAACGTAGGATGTGCCTGAAGACATATTGTCAAGAACAAACATCAACGCTCTGACAAAAGCTGTTTTTCCACTGTCTGAAGTGCCAGTGATAATATTCGTACCAGGCTCAAGAGTGACAAATGTATCTTTGTGATTGGCAAAGTTTTCTATCCTGACGCTTTTTATATGATTTCCATTCATTTCATCATAATACTATCCAATAAATCAGGAAAATGCAATTCTATAAATTCATCCTTGACTAAAGAAAGTACATCATTTATTTCGTTGAGTTTTGGAATATAAATTTTATTTATTTGAGCTTCTTCAATGATTATTAGCCCTCGCATTGAGCAACATTTTGATTGTTTTTGGTCAATAAAAATTCTATTACACGATGCACATGTAAATTTGCATTTTGAATACAAGGGTATTGCTATTTGCGATTCCGTATTTATATCATGAGATGCAAATGATAAATATGTTGAAGAATGATAATCTTTATTGTAATGACATGTTTTCTTAATAATCTTACCTTCAGTTTCAATTTCAATAATCTTTTTTTGTTTTATTTTATAATTATCACTGAAGGCAAATTTGTTGTCTGAAATTTTATATGGTTCTGCCACTTTTACCATAATTTCATTTTTGAATTTGGTGAATCTATATAAATGAGAAGGGGTATTCATAATGAAAATACTTATTGATAAAGATATGTTATTGATGGATTTATACGAATTAAGAAAACATATTATGGAGGCAGCATTAATTTCTGATGATGCAAAAGAAGCAAAAGACAAGCTTGATAAAGTTGTTCAAATGATACAAACTTATCCTGATGCAGAAGTTACTTCATCATTCCCAAAAACGAGGCTAAAAAGATGACACAGGCTCAATTAGATAAAATAATGGAGTTAGCTGAAAATGGCGAAATCTCTATAACAGAAATTGGAAAAATCTGCGGGGCTCTTTTAGAATCCAATAGTAGACATTTTAAAGAGATAAAATCTAAAATGAAATCTTTGGAAGAACAATTATCCAGTGTAGAAGAAAAGCTGGATATGATTATTGAAAATCAAAGTCCAGCTTTTGGAATTATTGTTGAGGATGACGAGGAAGACTAATCTTCCTCGTTTGCTTTTGTGTCTGCTAAATTTACTTCAATTCTGAATCTTTGATCAGTTTCGTAGCTTGCAAAAATACCAGTGCTTACTTGATAAACTTGGGTGCTGCCAGTGTATGGACATGTGATTGTGTAGTTCCCTTCATCATCAATAACCATTTCACCAAGTTCAAGCTTGTTTCTACTTTTTACATTCTTTTCAGCATCAGAAGTAGTGTCGTAATCAATATCAATTACTCCTAATGCTCGCTCACCCTCACTTGTAAGATCATCATCATCAAAATCGTCCAATAAATCAATATCATCAATTGGAACTTCAATTTCAACTAGCTGTCCATCTTTTTCAACTGTCACTTTATGAAATTGAAAATTGTGCAAACTGCCACTAATCTCATTGATTTCACTAAATGCAGATTCTGTTTGTGCTAATGCAGTGGCAGCATCAGCAATTGTTCCACTTACTTTTCTTTCCATAGGTGTATCCTTTTTACTGAGATAATAAATTTGTTTCTGAAGTGATCAATGAATGTAAAGAAAAATGCAATTCAATTGGATAGTTTAAGCCACCAATAGGAATAAATTTAAAACTTTCTTTTTTGTCTTTTTCAACATACATGACAACTGAATCAAATTTCTTACCAGCAGGCTTCATATTTGTTATGAATATCTTACCTTTGTTTTCAAAAATAATCAAACCTGCTCCACCTCTTGGAGAAAAAGAAACTTTCAATATACCAGATTTTTTAGGATTTATAACCACAACAATGTCATTTCCATATTGACCTTTAATTGCTAATGGTATTGGATCTCCAAGACGAAAACTTGACGGAATATCATAATCCACTTCTTTATCAATTTCAAAATAATATTTATTTTGATAAAAGGGCAAAGAAGACATTGTTTCATTTGATGATCCAAACTTGTAAACTATGGAATCACTTTTTTGAAAATCGCCTTCGATGATTCCTGATATTGTTTCTGATGGATCTAAAACACTGGAACAGTTTAAAATTGCATCAAGCGGCTTTGCATACATGAAATTTTTGGTTGCTATTGTTCCAGCTTTTTCAGGTGATTGATCTGAATAAGATCCTTTTTTCAGATTCTTTACTGTTTTTGAAGTATTGATTGTAAAACTTTGTTTTTTATCAGTTCCATTTTTGTAATGATAAAAATACCTTACTCTAGTATTTTGTTTATAATTATTCTTGTAGATAATTCCAGGTTTTTTTATTGTTTCTGGAGTATTCAAATAAACAAAATGAGTTGATGATGCGTGATATAGATATAAAGCAGTTAAAAGAGCTTTAATTGATAAAAGAAATTTAGTAAACAACGCCATTGTTATCTCCCCCTAAAATAACCTTAACTAAAATATTATTCGAGTTTGTAGGGCTAGAACACTGTATTTGAGAAAAAAACAGATAGTGTATATTATTTACAGGGATAAAAATGTTCAATTTCAAAAAATTCGCTAACGATTTAAACTTTGCAGAAAAAGTAGATATCAAATCTATTCCCGGCACTTTAGAGCAAAAAGTAGAATGGGTTAAAAATTGGTTTTTAAGAAATGGTGTTGAACTTAGTGTTCAAGATGCATATGCAATGCTTGGACATGTGCCACTTGGACCAGAAGCTCAACATTTAGAGAAATATAGAGCGAATATTAATCAACTTCGTGATTTGGCTGGAGATGCGCTGAAGCAAATTGTTTTATCTCAAAGACCTGATCTTCGACAAAGAGTTATGAATGGTGAGAAAGATGCCAAAAAGGAACTTGATAGATTAATATATGTTACAGTGTCCAGTAAACTTGGCGCAATAGTTGAGCACACCATACAACTTGCAAATCAAAAATTTATACCAGAATTGGTCAAACTTCATTCTTCTTCAACAAGAACACTTTTAGATGTCGATGCATTGAGAAAATATGATTCTCCAGAAGAAATTGCAACCATTCAAAACTTTATTAGTGAAGAGATCATGAGATTAAAGAATGAAATAAACACTAAATTCTTAAGAATTTGGGAATCTTTCAATAAAATAAATCCTGATCTGACTCTTGATCATATGTTTTTTATTCTTCAAAATACAGCAAATCAAATTCTTAAAAATGAAGAAATTCCTCTGTCACCCGAAGATAAAGAAAACATCAAAGCTCAAGTGGTAGATTTAGCCAAATCAGTTCAGAACATGAACAACTCAGGAGCAGTATGGGCAAGAATATTATCATTGCATCCTGATGCTCCAAATGTTGAAGAATGGAAACAGTTTATTCCAGATGAACTAAAGGCAACTTGGAATATTATTGCTGTCTTACAAATATTCCATAGACAACTTGAATATGAAGCTGTGCCTGTAAGAGTTGTTAGCAATGAAACTGGCAAAACAGAATTACTAGATACAAGTTATTTATATTTTTACCCAGGACTAAAACCTGATGGCACTAAGTTTGAATCAGATGCAGAAAAGAAGCAATTTGCATTGGATAGACTTAGAGATTGTGTTGAAAATGGTTATGAAAATGAAAGAATATTTTCTGCACTAAGTATCACAATCAAAAAAGCTCCCAAAATTGATCAAACTGTAGTAGAAAATGCACCAGAAGATGAAGAACCATCCGAAGATTTAGAAATTTCTGAAGATACCAAGGCAGCTGAGCCAAAAGATAAAGATGCATCACTAATCAGATATTACTACAGATTTATTTGTACTAAATCTACTAATACCGCAAGCTTAATGCAAGCAAATTCACAACTTGGTAGTTTCAGAAATGATTTAAGAGCTGCCGGATTAGGTCATGTGGCTGATTTATTATCAAAGGCATATGAAAAACAACCTGATCTTAGATACAGTGATTTGGATCTCATGTTCTTATCAGGAGAAGAAGGGAATATGATCAATGAACTTAGAGAAAATTATAATCTAGATGCTATTCCTTTCCCTGTGAAGATTCCTTGCCCAGTTGACAATCCTACATCTGTAAGTAGATTTGAAATTGACTTTTTATTACCATGCGATATTTTGGTTAGATTTAGAAAAAGATATCAAGAATTTATGGATGAAAATACTGGAGAAAGAACCAAAATTTTTCAAACTTTCCCAGTTGTTGAATCGCAAGTCATGTTTGTAGGTGAGTATTTTGGATACAGAAGAACCAAACCTTACTTTCCAAAATATACAGGAAGACCATGGGTCAAACCAAATGGAGATTTGCCAGTTTATTCTTACAAAAAATCTGGAAAAACATACGATGTAAGACCTGGTGGATTTTGTAGATATTTGGAGTTTTACAAATTAAAAAGAGAATGGAAAGTTTTCACCACTGAAATAATTGCAGACATTATGGGTACAAGAACTTTATCTTTAGATGACAGACATTTAGAGAAACCTACCCTATTGATGAGCGCATTAGATGAACAAGGTATTGTTTATCAATCTCCAAGATGCACTCCAGAAGTTGGATGCAAAGCTACAAAATTAATTGAAGAAACCGTGGGCAGAACTCCAGAAGTTGAAAAATTCATTGATGAGAGATATTTGAGGGAAAATTTTGATTCTCCTAAAAATAGATGCTTAAGACTAGTTGATTGTTGTATTGCAAACTTAAAATTGACAACTGCCTTAGCAAGAACTAGAGATGAATTTATTCCTGCTGATGATCCAAATAATTTTTTAGGAAAAGGCTTTAATAGGCAAACAATGTATGATCATCTTCAAGAGAAAAGACGCATTTTGGAAGAAATTTCAATGTTAGAAAAGATGCACCTTGATGATTTGGAAGATAGCGAAATATTACAAGATTTGCAATCAGCTAGAGCAAATTTAAAAGGATTTTATTCTTCCCCTATTTATGATTTCAAAATGAAGTTTGAAGAAATATGTGAAAATCCTAATGGTGAAATATATAAGAAATTACAAAAATTTCAATTATTAAGAAAAGAAATAGAATCTGAAACTCAAAAATACACTTTGTATGAACTAA